GCGACCGACCCGAAGGCCGCGGCCCTAGGTGCCTTGGCCTCCTCGTCACCACTAGGTGCCCTTGCAGCCCAGGCAGCGAGCGACCCGAAGGCGGCAGCCCTAGGTGCCTTGGCCTCCTCGTCACCACTAGGTGCCATTGCAGCCCAGGCAGCGACCGACCCGAAGGCGGCAGCCCTAGGTGCCTTGGCCTCCTCGTCGCCACTAGGTGCCCTTGCAGCCCAGGCAGCGACCGACCCGAAGGCGGCAGCCCTAGGTGCCTTGGCCTCCTCGTCGCCAGCCGCGGCTAGTGCCTTAAAAGTAGCAAGTAACCCTACTGCAGCTCTAGCAGCGCATATAGGGACAAAAGTCTAACGCGTTCTTCAAGCCCCCCAAAATTCAGCAACCATAACAATGGAGGAGGCTATAGCCAATGGCGACCTCGAGTCTGTTCGTTTCCTTTTGGACGCGGGCCATAATCCCAATCCACCCGTCACCACCCCGTATCTCTTCCTGACTGAGGACCATGCAATGATCAGTCTCCTTCTCTCTTACGGGGCCGATCCGAAGATACCGGACGAGAACGGGTTTCTACTTTCGGACTACACCGACGATCCCGCTATTATAGAGCTATTGACTACAGAGAAAAACATCATACTAGCAAAGCCCTCTAAATTTACAAAATACAGAGGGACTCTAAGATCAACATCGGCACGTGCAAAGACCAGGCGCAGGGCTAGACCACAAGCCCAGGCACAGGGCTAGACCACAAGCCCAGCCAGCTGAGAGATCATCGTAAAATACTCGTCACTGAATCCATAATGACAGCCATTGGGGTCCTTATCCTCAGGGACGCGTCGACTAGTGAAGTTCCTACCGTGTAGGAAACTCACAATCACTCCATCAGGTGGAATCTCAGCTGTCGTATCCTCACGTCCCTTCAGAAATTCCTCTCCCTCAGCTACACTGACGTCAGGAAAGCGACGCTCTGTCCAGAACGAACGTTTGAAGCAGAGGGTAGCCTCACTGACACGTTCGCAGGGGGCCAATGTGAGGGGCGGTACATTCATTGCTGATATATACCGTGTAATATCGTACATTGGCAGAGTGGAAGCATAGACGCAGTCTCCACCCGAAGCAAGAAGCCAACTCCATCGCATTGCAAGCGATACCGATGGATAGTGGTCATCATCGTCCATAAAGGCAAAGACCGACACGTCTGGTCTAGTCGCCGCCGCCGCAACACAGCCGCGGTTTCGCTTCTCACCAATAGAGACTTTTTTGGGTAGTGAAACGTACCTAATCTGCAGATCATGTAGTCCCGCAACAGCACGTTCCACCTGGGCATCAACGCGAGAGTCACCGTCGTCGACGATCACCCAGACTAGCTTGTCACGCGGCCATGAACTAGTCTCAATATTGCGTACAGCATGGCTGAACCACTGTGGTCTATTGTGAACCAATGTGATCACGCCCATAACGGGATAGTCTGTAGGCGGGCCCCTGGGCACGTAGAGAGTTCCAACACCCGCGGTGCTAACGGCACCAGACCACGCCACACCGATGTTTTTGCGAAAACTCTTTGTGAGTCTCATCAGTGTCTCCTTAGTTACGCTGGGTACACGCCCTCTGGAAACTAGCAAGGAGTTCATAGCCACTACAACCGCATCATCGGTAAAAGTCCGACGCGGATCTAACAGTTCCGTGGGTTCGTCACATGGGCTAGTCTTGATGGATCCGGCATCACCCAGTAGCCCAGACCAGAGCTCTTCATAGACGGGAAGGTCGGTCCGTAGAATTAACGCATTGTGATACAGTGCCTCCAACATTGTATACCCCAGTCCCTCTGCTTCGGATGCCACTACATGATATCGCGAGCTAGCCATCAGGGCGTTTTTAGCTGATTCAGTAAGGTATTCACGTCGCCATTCGACATTAGGAGCCATTTCGATAGGGGCCTCTGTAGCAGAGAGGAGAGTCAGTGGTGGCCACTCAGCCTTCCAGACCCTTACAATTCGTTTCGCTGCAGCCAGCTTGTGTTTAGAGCCGCCCACCACGTAGAGTGCTCTATCCTTTTTAATCTCCCGATTGTCGCTCATACCCAGGTTGGGCCAGCCAATATATGTACCCTTGATGCCGATGGCAGCAAAACACCGCTCACAGTGCCGTGTGCGGAACCAGAATTTAGCTCCAGCTGCCCGCACCCAGGACCAGGCTGCTGTATACCACCATTCCGCATTCGGTATAACGATATTGACCCGTGCCCATGCAAACGCGACCCTGCACGGAACCTCGAGATAGATATGAATATCAGCCACCGTCGGCTTATCACGGCCGACAAAAGCGTGCGGGTCCCTGTGGCTGACCAGAGCAGACGGGTCCAGATCACGTATCACACGGTCCAGGGTCTTTGCATCGTGCCCTAGACCGTATTGTTGATTGCCTGCACCCCATGAGAAGATCACTACACGCATATTAAGACTTTATATAGTACTAGTATTTAGGTGATGGAGACACGCGACCTTGGATTCATCAAGTGGACCGACACGTACGGTGCCCTGGAACACAATGGTCCTGCTCTGACGGCGGCAATAGAGGAAGAGAATAATCGTCTCGAGGCCTATGTCAAAACACTGGACAAAACCCACGTCAAGGCCTGGCAGGAGCTCTTTGCCAATGAGCCAAAAACCCATCCCGCTTACTATAATTATAGATGGCAGACGAACACGATCTATGTGAACGAATACAATCGTTATATGCCTAACTATACTATCAAACCACCCGAGGGCAAGACCCTAAATCTGGAAGGGGCCCTTGCCTTGGGTACTACAGAGCGACTTCTCTGGTCTGTAGAGGACAGGTCCGAGGGACGTGAGGAGCTATCATTGACACTCTATAATTCAAAACTCGACTCAATTCTCACAATCAAGGACGTAGGTGATTCGACAGGTCACCGAGGCGAGACCATCTACTATCTGGGTGCAGAGGAGCGACTCTGGTTTAATAGCCTGAATCTGATCCGAAATAGGCAATCGTTCTGTATCTATAAGGAGGAGATACCCAAGTACAGTCTCTCCATAGTACAACCTAAATACCAACAGGATCTCTTTCTCCTTCGCAAGTCTGCACTCTACCAGGATCTAGCTCTAGTAACCCCTCAAAATAGACTGGTGTGGTTGAGCCGCGGCTACGGTCGCAAGATCCCCATTACACGCGACATAATAGCGTACAACACGTACCTGGAGATAGAGAAAACGCGTGTCGATTATCCACCCCATCACTATATTTTAGAGGGCTACCGAAAAGGCACCGATCTTTACTGTACGTTCTCCACTGCTGCGAAGCAGGCCCTCTATTGCTACAGTATGAAAACGAACCGCTGGTCGGCCATAGTACCAGCAGTTGTAGGGGAGATCTCGATCATAGAGAGTATAGATGGGTTCCTGATCGGCTACCCTAACAAGCCCGACATAGTGATAAGCGAATCAAAGGATCTGCTCTTCAGAGGTGAAGGTCCGCGGTACGCCATAGAGTCTGGCAGTGAACCCGTCCCGTGGTTTCTTGTCCATCCAGGCCGAAAGCCACGTGGGCTTGTTGTGGTCGGCTACGGTTCGTACGGAATGCACACAAAGAAGTCACAAGTCCGCCTCTGGCAGCCCTGGTTGGTGCGCGGTTATGCAATTGCCACACTCTGTGTTCGCGGCGGCGGCGAAGTCGGTGACGACTGGTGGGAGGGCGGTCGCACCCCTTACAATCTTCGTAATCGCGTGACCGACTTTGTTGAAGGGACACTGGCCCTTCAGAAACGATTCAGTTTTGATAAGTCAAACACGATCATCTACGGGCGTTCAGCGGGCGGCTTCCTAGTCACAGCAGCGGCCTACTATTTGATGGAGAAGATCGCAGCAGTCTATGCAGCAAAACCCTACACAGATCTACTGAGGACCACCGCTAATGGGCATGCGGGTCAGACCCTTCAGGAATCAGACGAGTTCGGCTATGTCGAGCACGATCCTGTGGGATTCAAGTACAACTTCGAGATCTCTCCATACGAGAACGCTCCATTGAAACCCAAAGTCAATCCAGCCGTCTTACTAACAACGGGTACCAATGATGCGGAGGTCCCACATTTTCAGCCCGTCCGCTACGCCAAACGACTAAACGATCTGGGATGGAAAAACGTCTTATGCCGTGTAGCAGAAGACGAGGGGCATTTCACTAAACTGAAGGGTGAATCGGGTGAAGCCCTTGACGCCGCCATCTTAGACTCATTCTTAGACGACAACGCCCGAAAGCTGACCCCGAGCAACCAGTTCTCTGACACACGTCACTAGACACGAGACATCGTTTGCGGCATCGTGTAGATCTGCTCCACTCACGTCATATGCAGACCCGAAGATGCACTTATAGAGCTCTTCGAGTTTTGGAAACTTCATGCCACGACCGTCACTAAACGGTATACGGCAGAACTCCTTCGTAGCCACCATAGTACAGAGATCGGGTTTAGACCAGATGGTATTGGGTCGCACTCCGATCCCGGCTTCGTAGAGTCTCTGTGCCTCCGCTAGTACCACCGTCTTATCGAACGCCAGGTTGTGGCAGACGATCTTATCTGTACCTCGAATACTTGTTGCCAGATCTGCCAGAACCTCCGACGGTGCCCTACCGGTACGGGCAACAAGACTCTCCGGAATTCGGTGGACACGCTCTGCATCAGCGTTCCACGGTGCACCCGTCTTTACTAAATAATCGTGTCTCTCAACGACCGTCCAGTAATCGGTCTCAACGACCTGCCAGGAGAGCTGGATCAACCGAGGCCAGGATTCGGTTGCGGTAAAAGGTGCATAGCGATTTGTGGGGAGACCGTTTGTCTCGGAATCAAGGAAGAGCAGCCGCATTTTATCCGACGTTTAAAAGAACGTCCCGACGACTCAATTTTTTCTCATTAACTGATATAAGACAAATGGACTTCCTTGGCCTTGGTAATTCTAAGACTGCGAACGTAACGCCTTCGCCCGCCGCCATCAACTCTGCTGGCCAGAGCCTCAAGAATGCGGTCAAGTCAGCGAAGACTGTTGCTGAGGCCCTTAACGCGGTCAGTGCGCAGCTCGCGTCTGCGTCGGCGGAGCTCAAGAAGAACGCCCCCGCCCTCACCAACGCTGCGGTCGAGGTGGTGAAGAACAACGCCCCGGCTGTCGCCCAGGCCGCTGCTCCTATGATCGGCGGCTTCCGTGCTGCCGCCCTTATGGCGATGCCCAGCTCTGTCATTGCCGGTGGTGCTCGCCGTGCCATCAACGAGGCCGCGAACCAGATCAACAACCTCTCCAAGGCCGCCAAGAACGCGTCTAACGCGGTCAACAACGGCGTGAAGTCGGTCGGCAAGGGTGCCAACTACGTTGCCAACAACGCCAAGAAGGTGAACAACAAGACCCTCAACGCCATCAACAACGCGGTCAACTCGGTCAACGCGCCTCTCAACAACGCCGCCCGCAACATAAACGCGGTCGTCGGCAAGAACGTGGTCAAGAACGTGACCCTCAAGGCCAACCTCAACAACAACCACACGAACGCCCTTGCCAACGCGGCGAACAACGTGGCGAAGGAGGCGAACAACAGCAACAACTCGTACAACTACAAGATGGGCGGTGGGCGCCGCCGTCGCCGCCGCACTCACCGCGGTGGGTCCACCTACAACAAGACGAAGAAGGGTGGGTTCTTCAGCCTCTTCTAAGCAGTTGATCTGCAACAGTGATTTTTGTACTATCGCCAAGTACCGACGTTAGTATAAAAATTACGCTACGATTCAGTCGGTACCGAGCCACTTGCCAGGAACCGCTGCACCGCCGGAGCAGGGAGCAAATGACATCCGGTGCAGTGGTGTAGGGCCAAACTCCTTCAGACCCGCCATGTGTTTTGCCGCTCCGTACCCCTTGTTTCCACGTAGGCTGTAACGAACATCCCATTCAGGATGCTCATCACAGACTGACTGAACCCAGTTATCACGTTCCACCTTGGCCAGAATGGCGGCCCCAGCAATTGCCAGGTATTTTGCGTCACCCCCAATAACCTTATGGACCTCTACATCGTCGTGACCGGACCACGGCTTCCAACAGTCGCCGTCGACTAGTACGCGTTGCACAGGGACGACGAGAGATTCCAGAGCCTTGTGCATTGTCATCAGATCCGCCTGAAGGACATTATATTGGTCAATGGTCTCGTTAGAACACCAGACAACGCTATAGTCGATAGCACACTCCTTCACATAGTCGTACAAGATCCCCCGTTTCCGCTCCGTGAGCTTCTTTGAGTCCTTGATTTCACTTAGCCCTGCCCCGTTATCGAAGAAACAGTCAAGTTCGTTTGGTAGTACCACTGCACCAACATACATTCGCCCGAAGAGTGCACCACGTCCCGTCTCGTCGATCCCCACCTCCACTAGATCATCATCCTTGAATCGCAGGTCGTATGGCATTCTATTATGAGGAAAAATAGCTACCAGGTCGCTCAATTTTACGACCAAGTGCCGCTCAGTCAGAATCCTCACCCGACGACTCGAACAGCGTGTCGTCAGAGACAATGTGGTCGATGCCAATCTGCTTTGCCATACGAACGTATTTGCGATTGGGCTTATCGCTGAGAAGGATCATGAGAAGCATAGCTAGGCGAGAGTTTCGCTCCGTGTTGGCAGCACCAGGGCGCCGCTGACAACAGAAGCCGCCGATAAGGGTTGCTACCAGAACAGCAGCTGCACCGGTAATGTGAGGGAGAAAGGGGCGAATCTCTTGCATATTGATCTCCATTTTGACTAGTCTTACTGATCGCCGCCGCTTTCAATTTTAGATAAAACCACGTTAGACAACAGGAGACCATGAATCCCGGTACAACCATACTCATTCTGTTAGGGATTATTGGATTACTGTTATACGCGTCAAAGGCGTTTGCGGTACGTAGTACAGAGGGTTTCACACCCGTAGACGAATCGCAAATATCAAATGTGGGGCGAACAGCTCTAGAGAATTTAACGCAAGGGCCCAACGGAATGAGCGCCATATTTAGTGCTTTTAGTACCCCGGACATCAACACCCCGCCACCTGTTGCAGGGTTACCTGGTTCCCTAGAAAGTGGTCCGTCTGTGGATACCTTTGCTGCAAACGCAATGCCCTCTGTGGCAACAGCACCACTAACAATGCCGAGCGTCCCTGCAACAGCCCTCCCTATAAATGCCCCACCATCGGTTCTTGGAGTACTGCCCCCGCCACCGCTGCCTACAACGTCTGATCTACAGGGGTCAGGTGTTCTAACAGCACCACCGCCATCGGCCAGTATAGCACCAGCAACAGCACCGCTACCACTCTCTGTGGCACCGCTGGCGGGACCAACCCTATCGGACCTACAGGGCATTGCAGTGGCGACAGCTCCACCACCAGCAGCCCTTCCACAGTCGCTGTTGCCCGATGTGGCTGCTACGGCCTCTCTGGCACCACCTGTTGTAGATCCGCCCATTCCTGCACAGTGTCCACCCCCCGTAACCTGCCCACCACTGCCTGACATGAGCATGTACGTGCGCAAGGACCAGATCCCTTGTTGGGGATGTAATCTCAAGTAAGCACAGGGAGAGATGAGGTACGAATACCTTCTGATTCTTATCGCTCTGTTGGGTTTGGGTCTACTGGTAGCTCTTAAGTTATCGATGAATAAGGAGGGCTTCACGGATCTATCGCCTATCGTTGCACCACTGCCTCTACCTGCGCAGCCGGCTATGCCACCCGGTATAGTGCCGGCTATGGACTATTTTAATAGTATCGGAACACCCACCGCTAGTATGGCTCAATTACCGATACCAACAGGAGGTTCATCTATACCAAATGCACTGCCAGGTAGTACAACCGCCAATAGTAGTATCGCATTGGCGGGATTCAAGGATCTGAGCGACCTGTTAGAAGTTATGTCGACTTTTAATATCCTCTATGAGAACAATCTCTCTACAGTCGGTTCTAATGTGGAGTACAGCCTGCTCTATGCTACAGCATTAGCCAATATGTCAAAGATAAAGACCCAGATTGATACTCAGACGGTGGTAGATACATTTGATTATATCACCAGTCAGCGAGCAAAATACAGTACAGCTATCACTGCTATACGTAACATCCCGTCAAATTCGAATGCCAATAACTCACCACCAAATCCAGCAACAAGCCTCTCGTCTGGTCGTACAGTCACTACCACAGATATCCAGTATGCTATTTCGCGAGCCCAGCATGAGCAGAGACGTATAGACAGTCTCCGTTCCTCTGCACCCGATCTAGCCGCCCGCTCTCAGATACTAGAGCGGGTCCGTCTGGCACTCACTGATCTTCTTGATAAGATCAACAAGGGTTATCTGACTACAGACAACCTACCATTCACTAAAGCGGAACTGACACAGTTTCTATCGGATGTCTCTAATCCATCATCAACTATAACGCCTATTCCAAAACCCCCTGCGGCCCAGGGGACTTCTGCGGCCCAGGGGACTTCTGCGGCCCAGGGGACTTCTGCACCGAGCACCGGTGGGTTCGACTCGGCAGAGGCACTTCAGCAACTGCAAAGAGCCGCCCAGGATCTCAAGTGGGATCTTCACGTGGGGTACGATCCAGAGGTGACAATTCAACGTCGGATGATGGATCGTCTAAAACAGCTCACCAGTGATATCAGATCGAATGCCGCAAACGGTCCCGAACTCTCCGCAAAGATGCTGGAGCTTAACGTGCTTCAGCAACAGATTACTACGTATAACAGACGCCGCGTGGCCGAAACACCGGATCCGTTGCTAGCCTACCAACCATCTGCAACCACCCCCGTCACAGCACCCACTATGTTGAATGAGACGTTTGTAGATACGCATCTCTCTAATTTTGGTCCAACTGCCTCTAACGACTGGCACCTACGTCCCGGATCCGAGATGACTACTGATGCTATAGTCCATAGAGCAAGTGCGTCTAGTTATACCGATAGTGCATCTGGTCCAGATTATAAACAGCGGGCACAGTTCCTCTGTAAACAGATTCGCGGTGCCGAGCTTGGAGATCCAAAGGAGTTCGGATGTATAGTGGATCCGGAACATGATGTAGGCCCCGATTACTCCTGGCGTGGCAATTACAAGATGGTGTGCAATCGCTTGGGGAACACGTGGGGCGGATGGTACCCCGAGATGTTTGGCTGCCCAAAAAACGAGTTGGCGTCGTCGGATGCTGCCAAATAACCCCCACCGTCATAAATTTCCAACTACTCGTTAGGGATGAGAAACTCCAGTGGATTCTCTTACATAGTATCCGCATCAGTTTTTATTGCGGTTATATCACTGCTATTAGGATATCTTCTCGGCACTAGAGCTGCTACAAAGCACGTAGAGGGGTTCGCCAACAGTGCGTGCAACGTCTGTAATCAACCAAAGCCCAGCTGCAGTTGCAGAGTTCCTCCGCCGCCTGCCTCACCGACTACTATAATTGTGATAGACGACGAGGTAGGTCCTTCGAAGATGAACAAAGCCTTGGGGCCTCAGAGTGTCTCGCCGCCAACAGGGCTCCCGGATAATTGCCCAGCTCGGGCCCCGTGCCCTGTCCCCGACGCAACCAAGTACGTACTGAAATCCACAGTACCGCCTTGCCCGGCTATGCCCGACATGACGCGGTATATGCTGAAGACCGAGTGCCCCGCGTCACCTGATATGTCAAAGTATGTACTGAAATCGTCAGTTCCCAAGTGCCCACCGTGCATCTCGTCGTGCTCCAAGCCGTGCAAGATTGGAGAGTGCCCTCCATGCCCGAGGCCCCGCTGCCCTGTGGCTAACTGCCCTGATCCTAAGCCGTGCCCCGCGTGCCCCGATGTGCAGGTCGCCGCATGCCCCGAGCCACGCGTTCAATGTAAAACACAGTACGAACCGGAGAACAAGGTGCGACCTATGCTGGCCTCGACGGCGGCATTCGGCTTGTAAGAGACGAATCATCTGTTATATACCGCCAAGTCATAAGCACCCCTACGGGTGCTTAATTTTGGGACTGGCTTGGTATAAGACGATAAACAAACCCTGTGGTTTGTTTATCCCTATAACATAGGGAATGCCTAATTCATTAACAGATGTTATAGACCGACTTGACGGTGACGTTGATAAGCTTGATGACCTATTAAAAGCAGAAAGGGGAAAGCTCCACCCAGTAAGGGATAACAAGGGGGTTGGTACCAATGCACCTGGTGGTAACGCACCACCTGTCGCTCACACCAACCGTGGTGCCGGTGCAAACGCCCCTGGTGCAAACGCACCACCTGTGGCTCACAACAACCGTGGTGCCGGTGCAAACGCCCCTGGTGGTAACGCACCACCTGTGGCTCACAACAACCGTGGTGCCGGTGCAAACGCCCCTGGTGCCCTAGCTCCTGGTGGTAACGCACCTGGTGCCCTAGCACCCGGGGGTAACGCACCACCTGTCGCTCACAACAACCGTGGTGCCGGTGCAAACGCCCCTGGTGCCCTAGCCCCTGGGGGTAACGCACCACCTGTCGCTCACAACAACCGTGGTGCCGGTGCAAACGCCCCTGGTGGTAACGCACCTGGTGCCCTAGCCCCTGGCAACAACTATCCTAACGCCAAGTTGAATTTGGGTAATTTCTTGAAACCTAAATATGTCGCTCCGGACTGTATCACAGATAAAAATGCCGCTGCCAAAAGATTTTTAGGTGAGCCGATGGCACTCTATAAGACAAAGGCAGGACAGTTCTGCGTATATAGAGAGGGCAGAAAGCGAAAGTGGTTTGACAAATCAGGTGCGGAGCGTGTACTGCCCAAAAATGCATTGTACGACGAGAATACACACACATACAGCCAGGCAAAAAAACCTAATACCCGTAAAGTGACGAATAATGGAGCGGCTGCTAGAAACGCTGCCAATGCGGCGGCTAGGAATGCGGCCACCAGAAACGCTGCCAATGCGGCGGCTAGGAATGCGGCCACCAGAAACGCTGCCACTAGAAACGCTGCCAATGCGGCGGCTATGAGACGAGTCGCCAACGCTGCTAATGCATCGGCTAGAAATGCGGCGGCTAGGAGTGCGGCCAACGCGGCAGCTGCCACTAGAAACAATCGGTTTCAGCGGAACTTCCCAAACAGCAATACTAGGAAGGCGGGCAGATACAATCGTATCAACAGGGAGCGTCAAGCCTATCAGAGATCAACTCCTCTGAAGGTCTGAATAGGACAACGCCGCGGACAAGCTCTGTAGTAGCCAGCTGTTCGGTCTCTGGTCGTCGCCAATGTATCTCAACCCTCAACGGTTCATATGATGTGAACGGTTCAGCAGTTGATGTGGAACGCTCAGAGTTCAGTAGTGCGACCAAGGCGTTAACACGTTTAAGGGCCGGTGCACCTTTTTTACTCGTTAGAGCTTTCCACTTCCATTCGAACTGAAGAGCTGCCCGTGAATCGGGAAAGCCAGACACTGTGCACAATATCTTCCAACAGTGTCCAGCCGCCACGCCCGCCGACGTGTATTTGGCACCACCCTTGATCTCACAATTGTGTTGGCGTATCCGGTGAGCCATGTCGACAGTAGCGCCAACGTACGAGGCTCCCGAATCGGCACGAACTAGACAGTAACAGGACCACATTAAATAGCTAACAGATTATAAGCCAGCAGAAAATCGCACAGAGAGTTAGGGAATATGGACACTCGATTCTGGGGTCCAAGCGGATGGCGGCTACTGCATCTGACGGTGGCCACACCCCTACACGAGCGGAAGCTGTCGGATCTACACAAGTTCTTTGTGAATCTTCCCTACGTGCTACCGTGCAAGTTCTGCCGGTATTCATTATCAGGGTACTATGAGACACGCCCCGTCCCCACAGAGGGGTTTGAACGCTGGCTCTATGAGATTCACAACGATGTTAACGGTAAGCTCCGATCGCAGAATCTCCTCAAGACACCTAACCCAACCTATGAGGCGATACACAAGCTCTATTCTTCGTGGGCTGACACCCCCTGTGCCTCCACGCAGATGCTGGGCTGGGATTTTCTATTCTCGGTAGCCAACACAACTCCCTCCAGATCCTCGCATTCGTCACCGATGGAGGGTGCTCCGGCCACAATACACACACACAGTGAGAAGAACAAATGGAATACAATGAGCTACAAGGAGCGTCTCCCCTACATACAGACCTGGTGGAACCTTCTTGGTAGAGTTCTGCCGTTCAAACCGTGGCGGCATGCCTGGCAGCGTGGTGAGACCAGTATGGGCCGAGCCCCCGTGAAGAAGGGGAAGAAGGCAGTACTAGCATGGCTCTACAGAATGGAGAAGTACGTCTGCAAGACGATGGCAGAGGAGGCTCCACACAACTCATTCGACGGCCTCTGTAAGGAGATCACCGCATTCTCCTCTGGCTGTGGCAAGAAGACCAGCCCACGTATCAAGACGTGCCGTGCTAAAAAAGACTCGGCACGATCAACACTCCGTCGTAATAGGATGAAGAATTACAGTCAGAGCGGCGGGTTTCTTTAACGGTAACTGATAGCAGGCCATTTGCTCTTCCATACGGCCGCCGCCGCCGCGGACTCGGCCTCCATGCTACTCAGCCCTGTCGCAACTCCCTTTGCATACCGATTGAATAGAGACCACTGTTCCTCAGCAGTCCAACAGGGATCGATATAGAGAAGCACCCGGATGCGTCGTCCGTTTCGTAAGAGCCACATTATGTCTCTCTTACTAAGAACCCGTGCCAATTCATTTTTATCACCGGAATGAGGTTGAACAGCAGTAAAAAATCTGTGATAGAACACAGAAGCAATATGGCCACATCCCTCCCTCTGGATATGGCACTCTACGTAGGTCTTGTACTGATCGCCCTGTGGGTTGGCTATCGCCTCTACCTCTCTTTCGCTATGAACAGCGAAGGGTTTACCAGCGGCGGCACCCACAAGTTTGTCATGTACTACGCCGACTGGTGCGGGCACTGCCAGACTACTAAGCCGACATTCACTCAGTTGGGCTCTAGACAGACCATCGGCGGGAAGACGGTCGATGTATTAATGGTAAACCCAGAGACGAATCCCGAGCTGGCGACGGGTCCGAAGATTGCTGGCTACCCGACAATCCGTCTGCTCGACTCCGCGGGTACCCTGGTGGCCGAATACAACGGGGATCGCTCGTTAGCCGATTTCCAGAGGTTCCTGGCACAGAATGTAAAGTAGACAACCAGTCCGCACCACCATCTTCTAGCCACCGCTCAGTGGTGGTCCTCCCTATATTAAATAAGTCATGTCGATCTTGCCGATTGAGATTGAGATGCCACGCAGGGAATCCGCTAATTGTAAAACGAATGATGTTAGGTCCACTCGGTTTCAGTCGGGACGAGTTATGTTCTCTGAATTGAAGGATCTTAGGTATATATTCACCAAGGCTGGTCGGCTCCTTTGTTATTACAGATGTGAAGTCCAATCCAATAGCGGACGCCCGTGCCGCATCATCTGGTAGATGGATCCATGGAAAATTACCAGCAACACCTCCGTCGACAAGAAGGTGCCCGTCAATCGGATTTCGATAGGGGCAGAAGAAGAAGGGGATTGATGTAGATGCACGCAGGGCGTCTACGAGTTTCATGGTAGGAAAGGAGATACTATCCAGGACCAGAGCCTTGGTCTCTGTCAGGTCAGTGCATGCTATGTGCAAGCCTGGGATCTCCTGCATAGTGTATTCGGATGACCCTGGTTTCACCTCTTCTAACATCAATTTGAGATTCGCTACAAATGCGTCACCTGAATCCAGCCCCCAATGTGTGCTAAATCTCATAATATTGTTCAGATCGACGTCTCTGAACTTTGTGAAGTCAATTGTGGTGAACACGCTGTGTAATTTTGCGTAGGGGGTCTTGAGACTGAGAAGAGTAGCCAGGATCGCCCCAGCTGAATTCCCCCAATAGTCCTTCACACCAGCAAATTGAGGGAGTTTGTGGAGCACATCGAGTGCGCCCATGAAGGTGACACATCTAGGGCCACCCCCTGCTATTACAAGGTGTCTGAGCATCTTATTATCAGACACCATATAACATTTAAGCGGATAATATCCGTTAACAAAATCTCACTGCGGAGCAATGAGTGCGGGGTCACAGGTCCCGCCAAAATTAGATCCGACAACGCTCTACGATGAGCAGGAGAAGCGGGACGCCTTACGTTTGAAGACCTACAATAGCATACTGGAACAGGTTCATAACAAGATCAGGGTGATCGCTCGCATGCCCACGAACGAGAAGTCGCTGCTCTTCACCGTCCCCGAATTTGTGCTCGGTGTCCCCCGATTCAACACCCGCGACTGTATTCTCTATCTTGTCTGGAATCTCCGCCAGACGAAGTTCGATGTGCAGTATATTCCGCCTACGCTCCTCTTCATCTCGTGGCAACGACACGACACCCAATACAAAGAGGAACGCAGTCCTATTGTACAGACGCTCAAGAACGCCATCAACCCGCCGCCAACAGAATTACAGCCAAAACCGGTGATCAAGAAGACCACTCACCAGTATCTACCGAGCCAGGCACCAGACAGTACAGCTAAGAAGGTGACATTCATCTAACGTCTTACCGCCAAGTCATACGCACCCCTACTGGCGCTTATCTTTGGGACCGGCTTGCTTACTATTGTATGCCGAATTTTAGAACTCCCTTAGAAAAGGGAGTTCTAAAATTCGGTACAAGACATTACATAGACTTCTCTATCTGATAGAGTGTTCTGTTTAAAAGTAGTGCCTTGAAACATGTCAAAGTTGATTTAGTGCTTATAGTTTCAAATAATCCAGTGAATCTATCTGTTTTTTTAGCGTGGTTATCTCTATCGCCTTTTTCAAATTCCCTACCAGCGGAACTATTCATTAATTTAATATGTGCTTTGTTGCATATCAATGGCAACCATACATGAAGTCGCACCGTATAGACCTGCTTCGCTACCAGTAAGTCTAGACATCTCTGCATAGTTAGTATTAAATTACTGTTATCAGTCGTCTTAATCCTCTGTGTAAGTTTAACAGCTCTGGTGGCGGGCGGGCATTTGTAATCGAGATAGACTGTTTTATCCTTGTATCTACTGTGAGGAGTAAACCCTATTTTAGGGTCTCTCAGATTGAGAGTCATCGTCAAGCATCCTGAAAAATAGGCTTTTACACCACGGTCCATCAGTAACTTTACTGTCGCACTGTCTCTACAGCCAATCGGTTCGTAGCCTCTTAAATAGTCGCACACAGAAGAGGTCAAAAGTACAGGGGCAGCAATATGGAGACTTATGTAGATGGGTCTGATCCAATCCGGTGGTATAAAATTATATAGCCTCTTATAAGTATGCATCCACCAGCCGTTACATAGAATCACAACCCTGTCAACCCCTTCTGGTTTAGTAGCAAGAGAGATCCTATCGCGGTTAATCCAGGTTATCGGATACGCTCCCATCTTTGAGGTAGCGATGCATGTCTCTATAAATTCTCTGAACGTCCCAGGTCTATCAAAATAGACCCACCATACATAGAGGGCCGCCGCGGACTGTGTCCAGTCTCCCAAATTAGTTGTGGTATAACATAATACTCCTATACCTATCCCCCTCGTCACCTGTAATTTTTTAGAGATCACTATATCTCTATACGAACGCCACAGATCGCATTGAATATCGCTCTCAGAGCTATTCCACGGTTTTTTGGGACCTACTATATTATAGACGATAGGGTCTTCATAAACGGCGTCATCCTGACACATGAATATGTTCATGTTTCCGGCTAGATCACTGTATCGGCCTTCTGCGTATCTATTGATAAGTGTTTGAGCCTCCTCTGATTTTTGCGAGTTAGATTCTAGGACCTTCTCAACAAATCCATTGCTTCTAAGTCTCTCCAAATCCATTAACATCACCCCAGTATTACCGCATCGGTAGCCGTCTCTCATCCTCCAGTCAGGGTGTATAGAGGATTTCAGACATAATCCGGTTTCACCGCAATCGAGTCTCCATATAGGTTCTAGATCACCGGTTATAAGTACATCTATATCCAGATAGAGTATCTTTTTAATATCACTTAATACGGTTGGGATAACGCATCGTAAGATTGTTGCCATAGTACCGTGTTTAAAATTGTTAGAATACACCATGCCGCTAACATCAACATAGTGTGTACTGAGCCCAACTCTGGGGTAGACTGCCTCAAAATCCACTTTAAACTTATCGACAGCACTACTGTCCACTATACTGTGCAATAGATGCAGAGCGAACTGGTGATCTGGATTATTCAGTGTTAGTGATTTCCATAGGACGCTTATATGATCGATCAGATCTATATTTGTGGCATGTGCTATATGAATTATTGTCATACCTCTATCTTACGTTATACCATAAGATTTATAGTGTATAATACCGAATTGAATATCTCTCCCGTCGGGAGGTTAAAAAGTCAAGTGCACACTGTGTACTTCACTTTTGTACGACTGTTGATCAGAAGAAAAACGGATGATTGAATCCACCACCGTACCCACCTCCTGCTCCGCCCATGCGTAGCATGGGTACCGCCGCCGCCGTGGCAATCGAGCCAATAGCCCGAGCCCCCTGTTTCAGCAAGAGGTCCAACAGCAGCAGAACAAAGATTCCCGTCATCACGAACAGTATGATCTCTATATGGTTGGACTCCGATCTACCGATCTCCAATTGATCGATCTTGTTATATAATTCGTTGATTCGCTTCTGTAGATCTGGATCACCCCCAGCCGCCGCCGCCCCAAAACTGACGTGAGGCCTCTCGGCTTTAGCTACCATATTTCTGAGCATGTCGGTCCCGTAAGTCGTAGTTTTTCTATCGTGTTGTGGGACGCGTTGATAGAGAGTGCTATGACCATCTACAGAAGCACCGGGAAGGGGAGGCGTCTCGGCACTAGGTGAAGGTGTACGACTCTGGAACTGCTCGTACCAATTGGGCTCAAGCATGAACTGCTTATCAAAGCCGGGCTCGTCCCCGCCACCATTCGGGTAGGGGAAGTAGTCCTCTGCAGGATCAGCTGCACCGATAAGATAGGACGAAATAGAGGTAGTTGTATCATTTCTTTCGGGAGCCCCACCAAGTAGCTCGGCATCAGGCCTAGGTCTGTGTGCAGGCCGATCGGGTTCAATAACCGACGGCTCCTGTGGCGGCAGATTTGAGCGTTTTGCTCTGCGTGGCTTGAGACGTCCTTTTTCGCCGGACGAACCAGGATTCTCCAGCTGCGATCGCATTGGAGGCAGGACCGAATCATATGAATTTGTCTGAAATGCCTCTTCGATTGAACAATACGACATCTTCACCTGGAAGAATCACCCTATCTCCTAGGGTGATTTTCCATCTTGAAAAATTCGTACTTACCCGTAGATGAGAACACCTGACTGGGTTCCTGCTGCTGTACTGGTAGTCTGTGTACTGCTATTGACAATCAACTTCTGGTATCGATTCTATAGATCACACGAGGGCTTCGAGAATAGTCAATTGGCGAATTTAGCAGACCAGGTGCTTGGCTCCGCATCGGTAATTGCACCCGAGATCCCTCCATCTGATAGCGAAATGGCTAAAAACTATTACAACTTCCTGCTCTATATCAAAACAGACTATCCTAAGGGACTGAAATTCGTGTACGATCTAAATACCCGTATCTACGGCTCTGCCACTAAGATGCCTGATAATTTCGATCCACGTACGGTCCTGAACAATTACGTAAATCCGTTGACAGGGATCTGAGCCCAGATTTTAGTAAGTCAATTTAAGGATGCAAGCACCACTGCCACAATTCAAGGGCCCCATCTGGCTGCCGCCCGTCAATATCGATACGCTTGCCGTTATCATGCTAGTCATATTTGGGGCAAATATCGATATCATACCCGACGAATATCGTAAATATATAGCAAACCCGCTAGCAATCCTCATAGGGATGCTTGTAGTAGCAGGTTTCGCCGCACTGGGTGCCGTGCCGTTGGCCTTTGCCATAGCGTTTGCTCTTGTAAACCTGGTACGAATAATACCTAAAAACTCGGCCAAGAAACCCAGTCCCGGCGTAAAGGAGGGATTTGTTCCGTCAGGTGCAATTGACTGGGTTACAACGAATAAGAAGTGGTTTGTTGAGAAGGTCTTAATGGAGAGACCGGTTGCTATACAAGAGAAAGAGGTGAGCACATACCCAATCAACGGTTAACGTGTTGTACCGAAGTTAAGCACACCGGTACAGTTATTTATATCTCAAAATCAGATGAGCTATCGCGTAGTGGAACTGGCTACCATTCTCTTTCTAGGATGGATTCTTGTCTGGTTGACACTCCCATTTGAACAACACTACGACGAATCGCTACGTGTTTACGCTAGAGAGCCTCTGTTTAGAATTCTCCTTGGAGTTCTACTTGTATCTGCATCAGCCTTCAGTCTACCTGTGGCCTTACTGCTCTTTGTAATTATCTTTTTCTGGATGACCGACGTCCATCTCATATCAAATATTCAGTTTAAGTAAGGAATGCCCAGAAAGGCAAAGAGACCCCAAATCCTACAAGTGGTTGGGGGCAGTCAGTCTAATCTTGTCCCATCGCTGCCTAATATGTACCCGACAGCAGCCGCCGCTACAGCCAATGTGGCTGCTGCAACCAATGTGGCTACACCAGATATTGTCTCGGCTACCTTAATGGCAATGGGAGCGAATCCCTATGTGATAGGCATATTCTATATGTTTCTGAATCTGGGTGGCCGTTTCCTCTCACTCGAACTGACAAAACGCCAGGAGCAGTTCCTCTCACAACCCTATGTGAGACCCTTCATCCTCTTTGCAGTGATGTTCATCGCGACTCGTAATCTTGCGGTAGCTTTCTATACCACTATAATAATCCTCTCCGTGCTCTGGGTATTTGCAAATGAGAACAGTCTACTCTGTCTGATACCGAGCTGGCGTGTCAAGCAACCGGATCATGCTGCAATAGACAAGAGTTATGAGGAGACAATGGCGAAGTTAAAGAAGAGAAAGGACGAGGGTCATCACGATGAGGGTGACCACGCTGAGGGTCACCACGCTGAGGGTCACCACGCTGAGGGTCACCACGCTGAGGGTCACCACGCTGAGGGTGACCACGCTGAGGGTCACCACGCCGAGGGTCACCACGCTGAGGGTGACCACGCTGAGGGCGACCACGCTGAGATCCATAATGAGGAGAAGCCCCATTACATGGACCGTCATGAGTGATACCACCTGTAATAAAAGTTAACTGCACGGAGTGCAGTTAACTTTTGTTGATGCGTGCAGCCTTCTAGACCATCAGGCTGATAGAGGCCCCCGCCGCCGCCGGCTTGGCCTTACGGTTGCCACCACGACCCGACCTACGGGCAGCACTTTCCGAACCGTTCATCGTAGTCGAGGTATAGACGCTCTGATTATCGTCCCCCGCATCTGGACGCGGGGGCGGAACAAACCCGTTCGAAACACTCTCACCGCGATCCTCAGCCTCAAACGCCTTCAGTATATCCTCAACTCCACTGGGTCCTCTCATCTCACGCCGTGCTGTCTGAACGGGTGCAGGCGGCTGCTCACTGGGCTGCCATCCCATGTTTGGGCTATCACCGCCTGCACCAAAGGGTACCGGCTCCTGGACGGACTGCCGCCTGCCGCCACCACCAGGCTGACCCATGCTTACGAAATTGGCAAAGCCAGGTCCAACGGCCTGAGACGCCGCCGCCTGAGCAAACTGGCGTGCCAGCTCAGGGTTACGTTTGAGAATATCGTCCATGCCAGGCATCTTCGACTTGAAGAACGTATTCGTAACGTGGCACATAGCAGCACTCATACCAAGGGTCATTACCAGCCGCACCTCAGGAGCAACCTTGCTGCGATCCTTGTACTTGTCGTAGAGCTCCTCAAAGATCTCGTCGAAATCGTCCTGGTTCTCGTTAACAGACTCAGACCATCCCTCGAGGTTGACGTCGACTGGATTGAATCGCTGATTAAGAAACTCCAGACCCGTAACAGCGGTGACAAGCATCTGTCGCTGGAACTTGATAGACTTCTCAAGACCGGCGGAGTCGCTAAGGCGGACAAACTCCGCCTTGATCTCCTCCAGCGAGTTGGTCATGTTCATCTTTGCCCCCTCGATCCCCTTGGTCTGAAGGCGACGGAGCTTGTTTAGCAGGGCCGCCTTCTCCGTCGCCTCCTGCTCGGGCGTCATTTTAGGTACAGAGGCCACAGCCGCCGCTGCACCCTCGCCAATAGGGAGTGCATCAAGATTCTCGGTCGCGTACGAATTAGAGCGGTTGATATGAATAGTATCGCCGCCATAAGACGGGGTGTTCAGGGAGACAGTCTTAGCCGTGTCCTCGATGTTGATAAAATCAATACCAGACCCGAGGGAGCTCGGTGCAACCTGTGGCGGGTTATTGATCTCAAATGTGGGCCCAGAGCTGGAATAAGGGGTAGCGGTCACATCCCCTGCATCACGCTTAGGACTGGGTGATACCTTGTTATGATTGGCCAGCAGATCCATGTCCAGATTTCTGGTGGCGTTGGGCCCGTTTCCTAGATCATTAACGTCAAGGCTGATGATACCATCAATATTTGCCGTATTCGCCGCGAAGTTTGACAAGTCAGTAAGAGAGACACCGGGGCCGCTCATTCTGCTTTGTATTCGTTTTACAGTGGGCGTTTAGGTGATTTTATCTGTTAGAACGCAAACACATCAGAAATGCATCGGCTAGATCGGACCGCTTCTTCTTACTCAAGAAAAAGTCTCGCCATGCGCCCGATGTAAGTTTGGTGAGCACCAGGGCCTCCGCACCAGCTTTGCGTGCCTTGTAGTCTCCACCCGCAGCCGTCACCTCTTCAGCAACCTCCTCGGTCTTCTTGGACGCGTGGACAAAGCAGAGTCGACCAGACCATGCGTGCTCGAGCCGTAACCTGTGAGCCAGAAGAGTAAACAGGATGATCTGCACTGATTTCATTGTTGGGGCGTCAAACACAGGTTGATTTTCGATGCGGATCTCAACGGCCTTGGCAAAGTCCACCAGATACTTGTCTAAAAAAGCCTCCAATGCCTCCAGAATCACAATGAGATCGGTCTTGATAGTATTCTTAGGTTTTGCGTAAGGCAGCAGATACCGTGTCTGTAGTTCACGCATGTAGTCCTCCTTCTTTGCTTTTGAACCAACGGTCCAGCCTTCAGCAATAGCCAGTGTTTTCAACGATTTGACATCCATCTTGATTAAACTAGCTGGCAGCCCTTTCAACGTAGTCAGTCCCTTTTTAACACACTTCTTGCACCAGATGGCTGCTGCAGCATCGGTCCAGCTTGGTGGGCCGCCGCACGCACATCGCGAGGCCGTCTGTGAATCTGTTCCTGCCAACAAGTCGTAATTTGTCCAGGTATCAATCGTAAACTGGGCACCACTCACGTCTGCCAAGCAGAAGGCCAGATTGCGAATACCAAGGTCAAAGGCAAGTATGTACATTCATAAATCTACATAAACCCTATTTAAGTTCATTCATGTAGTATGAGCACAATAGCAAATCTTCATATAGCTATGGCACAATATGGATGGAGAGACATCCACTACAGCAACGCATTCCTTCCAGAGGATCGACCAATGTATGATAACGCGGGCACGTGGAGTATAGGAGTCTATACAGGACCCGATAACACGCTCTGTGTAAAAGAGTGCTCAACCCGAGAGGAGGCTGCCAAGTTTGCTTCACCGAAAGGGAACAGTATAACTGAAGCGATCACGAAAGCACGTCTTCTTTTGGAAGGTCGCCACGGCTGTAGGAGGAGTATTTTTCCACCATACTATAGGGTAGCATGCCTACAGGTAGAACAAGAGCCGGTCGTAGAGCAGAGGGAGCACTAGTAATTGTCTATCATATGGACGGAGCGGTACCAGAGATGCTCATGGGCGAAGAGACTAAATATGTGACCGACTATCCAGAACACGTAGCAAAATACGCCAGTGAGTTTGGCAGAGATCTCCGCGAGGCGTTCACGTTCAGAGGCGACACTGCTAATCCAGCAGATGTTGCTGCCGCCCATGCCTATTTTTCAGAAAGTGCCGCTGCTATGGAGGCTACTGCCGGTCTAGATCGTATCACTTATGCAGATTTCAAAAGGTCCAGCAGGGCAGGGTTTATCTCTGCCAAACCCCGGTTTGTACCACCCGCTTTAAAGGGTCGCCTGGGGTTCACCAAGGGAGGATATAATGCGGCAGATCCGACACTAGAACACACAGCTGTGCGTGAGGTGAGAGAGGAGACGGGTGTAGATATTGATATCAGGCAGCTAGTAGATACAGGTAGAGAAGTACAGAACTATGCAATCTTTCTCTACAAACTGACACCTGTCGAGTACAGAGCAATCACAACAGGCCACGTCCTTGATCTGCAGAATGCGGAACGTTTTAACGAACTACAGAACATCCGTTTCGCACGTGAGCCAGCACGTTTTGCAAACACTCTATCAGAAACAGCCTATAACGCATTCTCAAGAAGACTTGTAGGCGGCTCCCCAAGGGGTGTTACTAGAAGATCCCCCGCAAAAGCTAAAGGCAGGGCCAAAGTCCAGCGTCGTGTCTCCATAAAAGTCACCAGAGTATCTGCCGATTCCGTCTATACTGAAAAGCAGCAGTCGCACTTCTGTGGGCAGCATGCATTGAACCATATCTTGCAGGAGCAGAAATTTGTCAGTTCCTCTACGTCGGGCCTGAAATACAAGCGACTCGACGGTAAGATAGACCTGAAGGCCTTCTGTAAACACGTACGCACCACATCACGGAAGGAACTGGGTCCAGCCGCTAACGAGACGATCGATTGCCCCGCTGATGGGGACTATCAGGCAGATATTCTGGTACGCGTAATCAAGGATGAGTTGAAATACACCGTGATCGAGCTACCGTTTCACGAGGAGGGGATTGAGGCTTTGAAGAAGCAGCTCCCCGCTGTACGGCCACGTCTATTGGGCCTACTAGTAAATATAGGAGGATACCATTGGACAGCTGTAGTGAGCCGACTCAGGCAGCCGCACAACCTCTATGTAGACTCACTGGATATACCTAAAGCCTTTGATCTGATGACGGATGCCAACGTGATCGACCATCTAGCGAAACTCAACCCCTATAGGATCTACATAATCAGTATCCCCGAATCAGGACCATACTATCGGTGCCGCCAGTGCTGAGCGGCGGTCAAACTGCGTGTTTAAAGACCCTGGACCAATAAGATGGTTCTCAACTATATAGGCAGCAAGAGGACACTTGCTACCCGTATAATAGCTGAATTCCAGAAGGAGTGGCCCGACCTCTCTGGCACAGACCTTGTCGATGCTTTTTCTGGTACAGGTGCAATTGCTGTTGCCGCCGCACCGCACGTAAGATCCCTGATAGTCAACGATTGGGAGGACTTCTCGGTTGCCGTTCTGAAAGCACAATTCAACCCCCCACCAAATGCAGCAGCTCTTATTGCACAGTTGGATCAGGCCGTCCCTAAAACGGGACTGATAACAAACACCTACAGTGAGCATGCTGGTCGACTGTATTTCACAACGTTGAATGCCCAGCGAATCGACGGTATCCGCGAAGCTCTCCGTTCTAGTAGCTACAGTATGGCGGAACGGGACTATCTCCGTGGTGCACTTGTGGCTGCTGCCGACTCAGTAGCCAACGTGGCATCGGTCTACGGAGCCTATCTGAAGGATTTCAAGAATACGGCAACTAATCTCCTACATCTGCACGTAATTCCACCTTCACCACGCTTAGCAACCGTCTTACAGATGGATACACAACAGCTTGCACTCGACCCGAGTCGCATCACCCCAGAGACACTGATCTATCTGGACCCGCCCTACAACCAACGCCAATACGGTGCTAATTATTTTCCCCTTAACGCCGTAGCCGATATAAACGCCGAGTCCCTTAACGTCAATGGTATAACGGGCATCCCGGCAGACGGGTACAAGAAGTCCCCGTGGTGTTCTAAAAAGAGCGTCCACCAGGCACTGAAGAGTATTTTAGAGGGGACACCGGCACGTAGACTAGCCCTCTCCTACAATCGCGAAGGTCTACTGACCCACGAGACTATTGGTGGCTTATTTACTGCAGCAGATTGGCAGTTCAAGCGTGTGGAGATTCCGTATAAACGGTTCGCTTCACAGAAGGATCTGGAGCCGAACACAGTTGAATACCTCTTTCTTGCTGAACGCAAGTGAGGCCGCGCCGGTCCCCTTGACGTAGGTTTAAAGTAGTCACATTGAAAAATAACAGATGCTTCTGGATATTAAAGAGACGTTAGATACGATGGGAATAACTGTGACAGGAATTATTCATATTGGTGCCCACCTCTGTGAAGAGTTAGAGACGTACAAGAAGTGGAATGTCAATCCTAATAATGTGGTCTGGATAGATGCAAACGAAACGCTTGTAGAACACAACAAAACTCGCAACATACCGAATCTCTACTGTGCCGCTCTAGATGAGATAACCCGCATAGCGGAGTTCAAAATAACCAACAACGGGCAGTCGTCAAGTCTCTTAGAATTAGGCACGCACGCAAAGGATTATCCCGAGATAGTTGTGGTAGAGATCCGTAAAGTCACCACAACAACCCTTCCCGAATTCCTCAGTCAGAACGGACTCTTCCCGAGAGACTACAATCTCTGGAACCTGGATATTCAGGGGGTCGAATTACAGGTTCTACGTGGTGCAGCCGTGCTTTTAGACGAGGTAGACGCCATCTATACAGAGGTGAATAGCCAGGAGGTCTACAAGGGTGCCGGCCTGATTGACGAGATAGACAGTCTCTTACAGGGCCACGGTCTGAAGCGCGTTCTAACTCAGATGACCGGTGCTGGTTGGGGGGACGCACTCTACGTGAGAGTCTGAATAAATTATAATCGAAATACACTATATAAAATGCCCCGCCGTGCCGCCACCATGAAGCGCAACGCCAACAAGCACCGTGCGGTCACCCGGTCCATGACCAAGGCCACCAAGGCCAAGCGCCAGGCGGCCGCGGCCAAGGCCCGTGCCACGCTCCGCAACATGCGTGCGGCCAGCCACCTCCCCGTCACGCGTGCGGCGGCGTCTGCCAAGAAGGCCGCGAAGGCGGCGGCGAAGAGACTTTCGGCCGTCTTCGAGTAAATCCCTCGTCTCGACCCCAATATCACATCTCGTCCGCTGTAAGCGGCTGAGATGAGAATTACCGCCAAGTACCGAAGTTAAGCACCCCTGTGGGTGCTTATCTTTGGGACTGGCTTGGTTACTATTGTATCGCAAATCTAAGAACTCCCTTCTCCGAAGGGAGTTCTTAAATTCGGTACAAGACGTTAGAAAAATTGAAGTTCCGAGCAAGCCAGATGAAGATAGCAGACGCGCGCACGATGCCAAACAGTCGCTAACAAGTAAGCCGCCTTGGGGGAGGCGGCGAAAACAAAAATATCCCCCGTGAGCGTCTTTGTGGGGCTGACGTTAAATGCCCCACACAGAGTATGCCGTGCGATAGACGGCCGTAGAAATAACTATCGTTGCTCCTGCACGCGGGCGGAGTAAGAGAACAGGGTGACCTTTTTCCAGGTCAGATGGACTTGATAAACTCCCACCCCATGTCGTCGCAGATGCACTGCCAGATCTTGTCCTGCATATAGAGCTTCTCACGCGACTTGAGCAATGGGAAGCACGGCAGAAACTCATCGAGTTCAAGCAGTTGACAGAACTTGTAGAGAACGTACGAATACGACAAAAAGTTAGATCGTCCCTTGGGACAGTGCTTAATAAAGGAGGGCTGAATCTCGCGGAACATAAAGCGAAGTTTGTCCTCGACCTCGCGCGACAGTACAGGTGCCTGCACACCGTTGAGACGGTTCATGATGTGAGCCACGTGCTCATAGTACTTGCTCAGCTTCAGCTTCTTCAGTATCTCACGGAGCTTCGAGGGCTTCAGCTTACTGGTATCCGTGATCCGCTCCTTTTTCAGCTCACTCTGGATCTGCTCGAAGATCTCCTGTGGGATCTCGGTGGTCTCCTTTGCCTGGAACTGGGCCAGCCACTCGTTCAGATGATTGATCTTCTTGTAGGCAAAATAGGAGATCTCGCGAGGCGGCTCCTTGTAGGAGGGCTTCTCTGAATCGATCAGAATGAAATCCTGAAAGCCGCATTTGGAGCAGTTCAGCAGTGCCTCATTCTGGGCGAAGCACATCTCGTTGTCGCAAAGAGGGCAGCAACCATAATCGGATTCTATCCCTGAGCCAGGCATAATACCCGATTTGATAGCCGCCGGCTCCACGATAGAGAGGTACTTTTCGAGGGCTTTGTCGCGTCGCATACCATCGAGTTCAACGGCAATCTCAGAGGCTACACGCGGCGTCTTGGTCCGATTCTGCTTCACTGGCTTAACCTCGGGTTCCGCATCGTCGCTCTTAAAATATGAGAGGACCGAGTTAGTCGGTGTACGCAGACGCCCAAGTCTCTCACTATTTATGGAACCCCCTGTAGCAATCCGCTGCTGAGTATCATAGTGGGCAAAGAGGATATCGCCGACGTTCAGATAGTAGTCCATCTGATCCTTGTCGGATTCGATGTCAGTTATCCGCTTATTTATCTCGATCTCCAGGTCAAGCGACTCTTTGTGTTCATCGTTGAATCTGGAGTCGAGTGGCCAAGAGGCCAGTCGCTCACGTAGCTCAGCTAACTCACTGCGTAGCTGGGGCAACGAGTCACGTGTATCCTTAAACTTGCGAATTCTGTCGTTGTGGAACCCTTCTAATGTAGTCAACTTATCCCCCTGCAGTTCTGAACTGGATTCAATTAAGGACGGTAGTGGGACTAATAACTCGTTTAGTGAGAAATTTGACATTTTGATATGGTATTCCCATAGAAGTCTGTTTAGGTGCCATTGTCCATCTGAACGCAGATCCGTCGCGGGAATAAACTCTCCCCCCGGCGAATTTTTTTCGGAATAGGAGGTATAAGACAATATGGGTGGTGGTGGACTAATGCAGCTCGTGGCCTACGGCGCCCAGGATATCTACCTTACGGGTAACCCCCAGATCACCTTCTTCAAGGTCGTGTACCGCCGCCACACGAACTTCGCGATGGAGGCGATCGAGCAGACCTTCAACGGCTCTGCCAACTTCGGCAAGAAGGTGACGTGCACGATCAGCCGCAACGGCGACTTGATCCACCGCATCTACCTCCAGGCCACGCTCCCCCCCGTTGCGCTTGCCGCGGCGGACGGCTCGGGCGCCCAGTTCCGCTGGCTCAACTGGGTCGGTCACAACCTGATCGCCAACGTTGAGCTCGAGATCGGCGGCCAGAAGATCGACAAGCACTACGGTGACTGGCTCCAGATCTGGAATGAGCTCACCCAGGAGGCCGGCAAGCAGGCGGGCTACGCCGACATGGTTGGCAACGTGCCTTCGCTCGTGAACCTCCTCACCCAGGGTGGCGAGGGCTGCGACAACGACTGCTCGTCTGGCGAGCCCAACGCGTCGTCCGAGGTTCTCTCGTGCGCGCCTGAGTACACGCTCTACATCCCCCTCCAGTTCTGGTTCTGCCGCAACCCTGGCCTTGCTCTTCCCCTCATCGCTCTCCAGTACCACGAGGTTAAGATCAACCTCGAGTTCAACGACATCAAGAACCTCTGCTGGGACATGACGGCCTCGTCTGGCCACCTTGTCCGCGACCGCGTCTCGCAGTCCGGCCTTGTCTCCGCGTCGCTCTACGTCGACTACGTCTACCTCGACACGGACGAGCGCCGCCGCTTCGCCCAGGTCTCGCACGAGTACCTCATCGAGCAGCTCCAGTTCACGGGCGGTGAGTCTGTGACCAGCTCGGCGAACAAGATCCGCATGAACTTCAACCACCCCTGCAAGGAGCTTGTGTGGGTCGTTCAGCGTGATTCGTTCGTGTCGTGCGACGACTCCGTGGTCGGCCCCTGGAAGGGCCAGCAGCCCTTCAACTACTCCGACTGGTGGGACCGCGCCGTCCTCGAGTCCGGCTACTCGGTCACCCGCGTTGAGGGCCTTGCCGGCAAGAACCCCGTCGTGACGGCCAAGATCCAGCTCAACGGCCACGATCGGTTCACCGAGCGTGAGGGCCGCTACTTCAACTTGGTCCAGCCCTACCAGCACCACACCAACGTGCCGGCGGTTGGCATCAACGTCTACTCGTTCGCCCTCAAGCCCGAGGACCACCAGCCCTCTGGCACCTGCAACTTCTCGCGTATCGACAATGCCACGCTCATCCTCACCCTCTCCAACAACACGGTGGGTGCGGACAACTCGGCGCAGGTGCGTGTCTATGCGACGAACTACAACGTGCTCCGCATCATGTCTGGCATGGGCGGCCTCGCTTATAGCAATTAAGAGTCCTTTTATATGGGACTTCCTATATGGATTTTTGGTTGCTCAAAAAGCACGAATCACGCGTGTTCAAAAATTGAAGTCTATATTTTAGATGTTGACATTTCATAAATGTCAACATGCAAAGCGTTAGTCACAGGCAAACGTAGTGGTGAACAGTGTCGTTTCCCTCCGTCAGAGACGAACCCCTTCTGCGGCCGTCACCAGCGTAACTACCAACACGATCAGCTGGTCAACAGTGGCAAGCTCCCCTGCTCTAAATTCTTCCGAGGATGCGACACAACAGTTGAGAAAGCCGGTATGTGCACCGACTGCAAAGTGAAATACATGCCGAAATCCAAGACAGGAGCATGTAAACACGAGGGGTGCAAGTTCAAAACTAAGGGTCAGGACTTCTGCGGCAAACACAGCCGCGATATCCACCTTGTAGAGGAGAAGGAGAAGAATATCAAGTACTGCGATATAGCGAGAGGGTGCTTGACCGTCTGTGAGGAGGGATATACACGTTGTACAGCGTGTCGAGAGAAGTCTAATACCCGTGAAAAAGAGCTGCGTGATGAGCGGACATTGATGCATAACGTTATTGTAGAGGCTGGTGGAGATACTCAACTCTGTGTTAACTGTGGATCAGACTATACTGCTTTCACTACGCGTTATAATAAACAGAGCCTACTCTGCCAGAACTGTAACGCCACCAATGCTAAGCAGGACGCAAAACGTGTAGATAGAGTAAGAAACTATAAGGAAGAGCGTCGTCTGAATCTTCAACAACTGTACAAGGATTACAATAGGAGTGCCACTAAGCGCGGTCTAACTATCAACCTTCAAGCGGACGACTTCAAAGCCCTAGTAGTTAAACCCTGTTACTACTGTGGCTACTTCAAGGAGACAGAGGTCAATGGTATTGATCGGATCAATAATGACATAGGGTACGAGAAGACCAACTGTGTACCCTGTTGTGAGATTTGTAACAGACTCAAGCACTACTTTCACCCATCATTCTTCATTAAACTCTGTCACATATTCAATGGAGCAACGGCTTCGAAAGCGTTCTACGAGGACTGGTCTGAATACTATGGTAGGAACTCCTATCATAACTATAGCAACTACAAAAAGATGGCAGAGAGAAACCGAGATATAGAGATGGAGATCACTCAGGAGGACTGGGATAGACTGACACGGCAAGCCTGCTATCTGTGCGGATTTCGTAGTGTGCGGGGGATAGGACTAGATCGTGTAGACAATAGTGAACGTGTCTATCGACTAGACAATCTGAAACCCTGTTGTGGTACATGTAATGATATTAAGTCTACATTTAGCCTCGACCAAATTAAAGCACATGCAGCTCGTATTATAGTACTATGGCCTACAACGGAGATGTTTGACTCTCTCCCACGAATGAAAAATCCGATGGTCTCTAACGGTACCAAGACAGAGAGAACAGAGCGAATACATTGGAGAGCAACGAGTGTCTACTATGATATTCTTGCTGACGGAGACCAGTTCTACATCGAAAATAAGCTACATGTACCAGATAGCGATTACCAAGTGCTAAAAGCTGCTGTCAAGACCACGACCAGGGCTTCAGCCCTGAAGCTAATAAAAGGCCTTCTGGACTCAGTGAAAAAATCCAAACGTTAGGGCATTACAGCGTATTTTAAGTGACATCTACAACCCCAACCAGTGCCGATCCCAGTGAAAGACAGTCCGTAGATACGAATTGTCCATCACGCTACAACCCTCCAGCTGGAAGAGCCGACCGAAAGCTGGCTCCCTGTTCATCCAGAAGCCCCACTCGCCCTGGAAGGAGGGGATATGGGTGTGGTAGGCGTGGCCGCCGCCGCCGGCACCCTGCTGTACGATCTCAAGACCTGGTCGGCGACGCGGCTCCACAGGACCGACGTGCGACACGATCCCGCCGCCCTGCCGCAGGCTCTGGTGGATCAGGCGCCAGAAAGCCGGTCCATAGAGCACTTGTTCGTTCGGATCCGGATCCGGCAGGTCGATCACGATAACATCGTACCGTGCCGACCGCTCCGCTGTGTCTAGAAAGGTCATGATATCCTGGTTGTAGTACGTGACATATCCCCGTTCATAGACGGCCTCGGGTGCATATCGTAGATGCCGACGACAGAGTGTCACGAGCTCACCGTCGATGTCGACCCAGTCCACGTGACGAACCTTATTGGGGCCCCATTTGAGCACCTCGCGCACGGTCGCACCCTCCGCCCCACCAACAACCAGGACATTCTTATCATCGCGACCGTACATCGCGTGCATAATGGGGTGTACCAGTGTCTCGTGATAGATCGCCTCGTCGTATGAGGCCGACTGTAGTTCGTGATCTAAGAAGAGCATCCGTCCATAGTCGGCGTTCTCCACGATCACCACCTCGGCCGCGGCAGTCCGTGTAGCGGCAAGGCAACGCTGCACAGGGTATCGCGTGGAGGTCTGTTGCAGCGGTGCCGACTCTTGGTAGTATCCGTCGCGTTCGATCTGGCGTGCGGTCTGCATTTTTGACCTTATCTGAGGCACAGCTAACGCCGTCAAGTTTTTGCACAACAGCAAAAAAACCAGAGGGACACGTATTCAGCCATCACTTCAGCAGCTCCAGGTACTTTGCTTGGCTACGCGTACCGTAACAGTGGAAGTTGAAGTATTCGTGGGAACTGAGGTTGAACCCGTTGTTCTTGTACCAGTCCTTGAGCCGCTGATTCTCCAAGGGGAAGAGGCAGAGACTCATGCTGTCGGCCACGGCCTTGGCCAATATCACCTTTAGCAGCACAGAGCCGAGGCGTCCACCCCTGTGTGCAGGGTGAAGAGCCAGAAAGCTGAGGTAGCGGCTCCCCGTCCCAGACGGAGACTTGTCCTTGTTGAGTTGCTGGGTCTGCTGGTGCCGCCCCTCGGAGACAATCGCAAAGCCCAACAGGTCGCCGGCGTGCGTGTAGATGCCGAAGCTGTCTTCGCGGCTCCGATTGCGCCAGCGAAAGCCGAGGGTGGAGATGGGGATCATCTCGTGTAGAAAGGTCAGGGAGAAGATCTCCTTGACCGACGCGTAGTCCTGCGTGGCGAGTTGTTTGACGTAGTAGATCATTGTCTCAAGTTCACTTTGCCACGGACATAACGGTTTCAATTTTTCCGTATTCGTCGCAGTGCAAGGCCAACAGAGACTAAAGTGTTGTATAGATAGGGGTGTTATGCCAACGAGTAGTTCCTCGGAAAGGACTGAATATATACGAAATAGAACTCTGGCCACATATCACAGAAACAACCCGGAAAAGCCTGAGGGCGGCAATAGGCCTCTTGACTATGACACTCTCTTAAATCGGATTGTTGGACAGACCCTGCAAGAATGTTGTGGCAACAGTATTGCTGCGGCCTTCGCTTCCATACAGGAGTTTGTGACTGGGACATATACCATAGCTATTCCTGCTGGGTATACAACAGCAACAGTAGAGGTCTGGGGTGCGGGTGGCGGCGTGGGATCTAACAGAATTGACTCGGGCGGCGCCGCGCGCGACCGCCAAGGTAATGGTGCATATCTAACAGGGGTCTTAACAGTCGCTTCTGGTGATATTTTAAATATACAGGTCGGCGGCGGCGGCGGCGCCGGCCTGAAAAACAGTAGTGGTGGTCTCGGTGGTTCAGGCGGCGGTGGTCAGGGCAGTGCAGGAGATAATACGATCCCTGCTGGCGGCGGTGGTGGCGGCTGTTCGAGTATCAGTAAAAACACAATACCTTGTCTAATTGCTGGTGGTGGTGGTGGTGGTGGTAGAAATAAGTGGGGAGGAAACGGCGGCCACCTCGGTGCTTCTGGTGCCCCATTAGTAGCAGACGGTATGTGGGGTGGTTTTGATAGTTCGGCTGGTCGTGGTGGCACTACATTAGGTGGTGTTCCTGGTACCGAAAACGGCGGCGGCGGTACGGGTACTGCAGGCAGCAGTGGCTTAGGTGGTAATGGCGGTGGCAACTTTGCCGGCGGCGGTGGCGGCGGCTATTTTGGCGGTGGTGGAGGTTGGAGCGATACTGGAGTGGGGCAGGGCGGCGGTGGCGGCGGCTCTTCATATATCGATACTAATCTGGTAAGTTCTCCTGTCTTTTCACAAGTTTTAACACCTGTTGGTACATACGGGCACGGTGGCCGAACTACAAGTGCTGCCGGTGAGCCAGGGCACGTCCGCATTGTATTCTCATAAGACACCGCCCTCAGATAAGAAGTGTCGCCGACAGACGGGCTGATATGAATCAGCCCCGCCCACGTTAGCCCCGCCGTCCAGAGTGGCCGTAGCCATTGCGGAGGTCGTGGCGGAAGTGAACCGAGCAGGCGTCCCGTCCCCACAGAGCTTACAGAACGCGTATAGTCGCTGCACCTCATCCGCTAGGGGGATCAGCTCTAGAAGGCGACCGAAAGGCCGTCGGTGAGCGTCCCCGTCCAGACCTACGACTACGAGATCCTTCCCAGCCTCTTCCACAGCTGCCAAGGCAAACTCCACTATGTCGGCAAAGAACTGCCCCTCCTCTACAATGATCAGCCGTGCCTCCGCAAACTCAACAGAACTCAGAAGCCCCATCAGGTCACTACGGGCGACCGCTGCACAGGACTGCTTATCGTGATTGACCACGACGGCGTTTGCCGCCTCAGGATCTACGTAACGCGTGTCGGCTGTGTGTTTCACAACTAAGACGGACCAGCCGATCGCCTGCCGCCGCCTCACAATCGACTGTAGAGCCGAGGATTTTCCGGCAAACATGGGTCCAATGATCAGTTCTAGTCGCATCTTCTACATACCACCATCCCTGCACCTCTGTCTCAATTTTTAGAGGTATAAAGTGAATCAATTTGAAGTCCTCCGTCGCCGGAAAAAGCACTTTAAAAAAGGCTTAGTCTAGCAGATAGCATGCCAAACCTTCAGAACTCAAGTGAAACCGAAACCATCGTTGGAATTCAGTTCGGCGTCTTCAGTCCTGATGAGGTTGTACGTCGCTCAGTCGTGGAGATTACAAGCCACGTCGCTATGGAGGGGAAGATCGGTGGTCTCTTTGACCCCCGGATGGGTGTCCTTGAAAATGGCAAGCTCTGTCGTAGTTGTGGTCTGAACAATCACAACTGTCCTGGCCACTTCGGTCACTACAAGCTCGCACGCCCCGTCTACTATATCCAGTTCTACAAGCTGGTGATGAAGATTCTCCGTTGTGTCTGTGTCAAGTGTGGCAAGCTCCGCATCGATAAGAACCGCTATCGCCACCTGCTCCGGTCAAAGGGCGAGGCCCGCTGGAAGCAGGTCCTGGAGCTCTGTTCCAAGATCACCCGTTGCGGTGAGGACATTGAGGACGGCTGCGGTGCCCGCCAGCCCAGCAAGTACAAGGACGAGGACATCTGTCGCATTGTCGCCGAGTGGAAAGACATGCCAGAGCTTCCCGACGATCCGGAAGCGACAGCCGGTCTCAAGGACGGCGTGATTGAGCGGTATCTAGAGCCCGAGTACGTCTACCGTCTCCTCCGTCGCATCGGTGACGAGGACGTAGACTTTATGGGGTTCAGCCGTTTCTGGTGCCGCCCCGACTGGATGATGTGCACCGTGCTTCCCATCCCGCCGCCCCAGGTCCGTCCCTCTGTCCTTCAGGACAACAATCAGCGGTCAGAGGACGATCTTACGCAGAAGCTGATCGACATCATCAAGACCAACCACAATCTCACGCAGAAGATCCAGCAGAACGCGAAGAAGAAGGCCATTGATGAGTGGACTACAGTCCTTCAGTACCACATTGCGACCCTCATCGATAACGAGATCCCTGGTGTAGCCCCGTCCGCTCAACGCAGTGGCCGCCCACTCAAGTCGCTCCAGCAGCGTCTGGGTTCCAAGGAGGGTCGCATCCGTAACAATCTGCAGGGTAAGCGTGTAGAGTTCTCTGCCCGTTCGGTTATTACGCCGGACCCCAACATCTCTGTTGCGGAGCTGGGTGTCCCCCTCAAGATCGCGATGAACCTGACGCACCCCGAGCGTGTCACGGCCTTCAACATCGACCGCTTGTACGCTCTGATCCAGAACGGACCCGATAAGTACCCTGGTGCCAAGACCATTGTGCGTGCCGCCGACGGTCGCATGATCTCCCTCAAGCACGTGAACGCCAAGGAGATCCAGCTCTACAGCGGCGATATCGTCAACCGTCACATCATGGATGGCGATATCGTGCTGTTTAACCGTCAGCCGTCGCTTCACCGCATGTCGATGATGGGGCACAGGGCAAAGGTCCTTCCTTACAACACGTTCCGTCTGAACGTCTCCGTTACGGCCCCCTATAACGCCGATTTCGACGGCGACGAGATGAATGCTCATATCCCGCAGTCGATTGAGGCGGCTATTGAACTTCGTGAGATCGCCGCGGTCCCGCTTCAGATCGTCGGTCCCCGTGAGTCCAAGCCGATTGTCTCGGTGGTGCAGGACACCCTTGTGGGTGTCAACCGCTTCACCCGTCCCAACATGCTGTTCAACCGGCGTGAGGCGATGAATCTTCTTGTCTGGGCCCAGCGTTGGGACGGGCACCTACCGGCACCGGCTGTTACGGAGCCGCACCCTCTCTGGTCGGGTGCACAGCTTCTCTCCACTCTTCTGCCACCTGTCAACCTGGAGATGCGTAACATCTCCTTTGACGACGCCAAGGACAACTTCGATTCCCCCAACTTTGTGAAGATCCACAACGGTATCATCAAGCAGGGGATCCTGGACAAGGACGTGTTCTCCAAGGCCCTGATCCACGTGATCTACAACGACTACGGTCACGAGGTTACGGTCGACTTCCTGGACTCGTTGCAGCGGATGATGGCGAACTTTCTGATGAACTCGGGTTTCTCGGTGGGCATCTCGGATCTGATTGCCGACGAGGAGACTAAGGGTCAGATCGAGACCGAACTCTCTGTGCTGAAGGGTCAGATCGAGGATATCTTGCTCCAGGTCCACACGGGTCTCTTCGATAATTCGTCGGGTCGCACGAATCACGAGGAGTTCGAGTCCAAGATCTTCGCCACGCTGAACAAGGTCATTGACCGCGCTGGTAAGGCCGGTCGTAACTCGCTTAGCGACGACAACCGCATGACGAACATGATCAAGGCGGGCTCGAAGGGTTCTAACACCAACGTGGCCCAGATGATCGCCGTTCTGGGCCAGCAGAACATAGAGGGTAAGCGTATCCCATACGGTTTCCAGGACCGCACTCTTCCCCACTTCAAGCGGTTCGATGACGGTGCGGCCGCCCGTGGTTTCATTGAGTCTTCCTTCGTGAAGGGTCTGACGCCGCACGAGTTCTTCTTCCACGCTATGTCGGGTCGCGAGGGTCTGATTGATACAGCTGTTAAGTCGGTCACTGGTGATACTCCTATTATTATACTGGAGGATGGGAAGCCAAAGCGTGTAGCTATTGGCGACTGGATCGACGCACAACTCTATGCCAAGAAGGGAGAGGTGGAGCATTTCCAGGAGAGGAATCTTGAACTACTTCAGCTTGCTAAGCCCGTCTATATCCCTACCGCCGACCAAGATGGAAAGGTGACATGGGGTGAGATCACCGCTATCACTCGTCACGATCCAGGAGATCAGCTTTATGAGATCAAGACTCTCGGTGGTAAGTCTGTCATCGTAACCGAGTCAAAGTCTCTGCTGATCTACAACGACGCAACTAAACAGTTTGAGCGTATGTCCACACCCGACGTCCGCCCAGGACACTGTGTACCTGTCTCCATGAATCTAGTAGCACCACCAGTGATCGTCGATTCTGTTGATATGTCAGACTATCTACCCAAGGATACTTATCTCTACGGTACTGACTTTGACATTGCCTCTAAAAGCGTCTCTGAAGTAATGGAGGACCGTGAGCGTGTCCCTGGTGGATGGTGGGAGGAAAACAACGGTAAATCGTTCACTCTCCCATACGTCTCTAAGGCTCGCTTTGCACGCACTCACGCCCGCTCAAACACTGATAACATTAAGCCAGGATACGTCTATCCATTCACTACGAACCGTGAACACGCTCGCATCCCAGACCATCTAAGTCTCAACGCCGATAATGGTCGGTTTATCGGCCTGTACCTGGCCGAGGGGAATGTAGACGTGAAGAGCGGTTATATCCAAATCACCAACAATAACACTGATATCAGAGAGTTTGTAAAAGACTGGTTTGAGAATCAGCGTGTCGAATTCTCCGAAGTTGTAAAGCTGAATCACATTGGCGGTACGTCGTCCACTGTTCGCGGATTCTCTACTGTCTTGGCAAAGTTTATGGACCTCTTCGTTGGGCACGGTGCAGAGTCAAAGCACGTTCCAAAGGAGGCATTCGCTGCACCAGAGGAGTTCATCGTTGGTCTTCTAGACGGATACTTCTCTGGCGATGGTACAGTCTCAAACAACTCAGTTGAGGTGGGCTCTGCTTCAGCCGAGCTGATTGACGGGATCAGTATGCTCTGCACCCGTCTGGGCATCTTCGGTAAGGTCTTCAAGTCGCAGCTTCTCACTAATAATCTGGGGACAGAGACTATACTGCCAACCTATCGTCTGTCTATCAGGGCACAGTGGGCTACACTGTTTGCCAAGAAGGTGGCACTGATCGACGGTGACAAGAATATCAAGCTGCAGAATATGACCGCGTCTGCTTCTCACCGCAACTTCGCTCACCAGAATGATGTGGTTCTGGATGAGATCGTTGAGATCAATGTGATTGGTGTAGAGAAGTATCCTAAGGTCTATGATCTGACTGTACCCAGTACGTTGAACTTCGGTCTTGCGAACGGTCTACACGTGGTAGACACGGCCGACACAGGATATATGCAGCGTCAGCTGGTAAAGGCCATGGAGGATCTTTGCATCCAGCATGATGGGTCTGTCCGTGACGCCGTGGGCAACATCATCCAGTTCGCCTATGGCGAGGACAGTATCAACTGTACTAAGATCGAGAGCCAGCCCCTGAATCTGGGTGCAATGACGGATGCACAGATCAGCGAGGCCTATGCCGTCCCTGGTGCGTCTGCCAAGGTCCAGGCCGCCTACATTGCCGCCGCCCTGGAGGACCGTCGCATGCTGGTGGAGCGTGTCTTCCGCAGTCGCCTAGAGAAGGCCGACAAGCAGAATGTCTACTATCCCGTCCATCTGGACCGCCTGATCCACACGGTAGCCCGTCAGTTTGAGTTCACGGGCAAGGAGACGCCGGTTGCAGGCGAGTACCTGATTCAGCTTCAGTCCTCTATTGCCGAGCGGACGGCCCCGCGCAACCGTCTCTGGCACGCCCTTCTCCGCTACCACATGGCCCCGCTAAAGCTGACCAAGCTCCGCTATAGTCGCGAGGCCGCGGATCTTCTTGCTGAGCAGATTGTGCTGAAGCACTGGAAGGCAATGGCCAACCCTGGTGAGATGGTGGGTATCATTGCCGCTCAGTCTATTGGTGAGCCCAGTACGCAGATGACGCTCAACAGCGTGGACTGGGACACGCGTATCATGATCGCCAAGAACGGGCGTATTGTCAGCCCACAGATCGGCGAGTTCATCGACAACTACCTGGAGTCGGCCCCAGAGGCCAAGATCCAACGGCTTGCCAATGACCAGATCTACATCGATCTTGACGATGGCAACGACTGGCAGGCTATCTCTTGCGACACGCAGGGTAGGATGGTCTGGACCAAGCTGGAGGCCATCACCCGCCATCCCGTGATCAACGATGACGGGACGGATACTATTCTGGAGGTCACCCTCCAGAGCGGTCGCAAAGTCAAGGCAACGAAGGGGAAGTCGTTCCTGAGCCTGGTCGAGGGCCAGATCAAGGAGGTAAACGGCTCCGACCTCCAGGTGGGAACCGTCGTGCCTATTGCCAACAGCCTAGCCCTCTCCGGTATGACCACAGTAGAGTCAAACGGCATGCTAGTAGCAGAGGCTATTAAATCTGGTCTACCCGACTGGGTTCTACAGGCGGATGACCTCTATGTGAAGGGTCTTGTTACCGGGCTTATGGAGATGTACGGGCAGATCGCTACAGCAGTGACCATGGTCCTTCCCACCTCGGACTTACTGGTTCGTACCCAGCTACTATTGACACGGTTTGGTATCTTCAGCAGTTCTGCAGGGACTACACTGACAGTCGCAGCAGAGTTCAACACTCTGTTTGCCAAGACCTTCCGTATGGAGTCAATCGACATGCAGAAGGCAGTTAACCGACTGGTAGACTCAACAAACGCCAATACCACGATGGGCGACATTGTCTGGGACACAGTCAAGACCATTAAGGAGGTCAAACCCATCCACGGCTGGGTCTACGACGTAACAGTGGAGAACACTAAGAACTTCATGACGCTGGACGCGATCTGTATGAGGGATACGTTCCATCTTGCAGGTGTAGCAGCCAAGTCCAATATGACGCGAGGTGTCCCTCGCCTGAAGGAGCTCCTGAAGGCCACCAAGAACCCCAAGGCCGTCTCGCTCACGATCCCCCTTCGCAAGGATCTGCGGCACTCCAAGGACGAGGCCCGCCGTGTTGCCCAGGAGCTGGAGTTCACGGTCCTCCAGGACCTTGTCACTGTAGCACGCATCTACTTCGATCCCCGCGACGATGCGACCCTGATCGCCGATGACGCACAGTGGCTGGCCTTCTACGCCGCCTACGAGCGGGCTGTCGCCCAGGCCGACGACGCTCTTGAGCCCGCGGCAAAGGTCAAGGTCCCCGTCGACACGACGGAGGACGGTACAGCCGCCCCACCTGCAGCCCCTCTGGTCCCTGAGATGAAGCGTAACCCTTGGATCCTCCGCCTGGAGCTGGACCGCGAGAAGATGTTTAGCAAGAATATCACTATGGACGACGTCGCATACGTCCTGGACCAGAAGTTCAATACGGAGGTCTCGACGATCTATAGCGACTACAACTCGACTCGCCTAGTCTTCCGTCTTCGCATGAAGGAGGATGATGACGATCCACTGAACAGCCTCAGCCAACTCAAGATGCTCCAGAACAAGATCCTAGGTGGTACCATTGTACGCGGTGCTCCAGGGCTCCGCACAGTCTCCTTCACGAAGACCAACGACATGTACGAGCTAATAGGTGACAAGTACGTAAACGTGGAGCAGTTTGTCCTTGATACGGATGGGTCCAACTTCCTGGACGTGATGTGCCACCCTGATGTTGACGCCGCCCGTGTATACAGCAATAACGTGCACGACATCTTCGAGAACCTGGGTATCGAGGCCACGCGTGCCGTGCTCTTCAAGGAGATCAGCACGCTGTTCGAGGAGACTTACGTGAACTACCGCCATCTCTGTCTGCTGTGCGATGTGATGGCCTCTCGTGGCCGCCTGATGTCTGTCGATCGCTACGGTATCAACAAGAACAACATCGGTCCACTGGCCAAGGCCAGCTTCGAGCAGACGGAGGATATCATGTTGCGTGCTGCCCTCTACGGTGAGCTGGACCCGATCACGGGTGTCAGTGCAAACATCATGACGGGTCAGCCGATCCGTGGCGGCACGAGCTTCAGCCAGATCCTACTGGACGAGGAGGCCCTGATCCGCAACACGGCCGCCGCCCCCGCAATGAAGCGGTTCCAGCCCAAGCAGGGTGCAGCTGGCCCAACGGACGATGAGCTGGAGAGCCTGCTCTACAAGGAGGAGTCGGGCTACTGTGCCTCTCAGAATCTCACGATGGACACGGCATTACCGCCCATCAGTGAGTCACAGGTTGCAGAGGATCTTCCTGATGTGGAAGTGGTACTAGTCGACGAGTAACGATCTTACCGAAATATCGTAAATTTAAGAACCCCCTTCGCAGAAGAGACTTCTTAAATTCGCTACAACACGTTAAAGCCGCCGCTTATTTTTCCCTGTTCTGCGTCTTCTTATAGTGCGTTTTCTGGACTTACGAGCATGGCCCCCGCTTCCGTGCAGCTGCTTTACATTATTAATACGACGCTGAGCACTGCAAAAACTGATGATCATGTCGGGTAGGGTGTCTTCAAGAATTCTAATCATCTGGCTCTCTTTTTCACCTGCCTCGCGACCCTCGTGCTCAAGCCTCTTGGCTAATTCCTGTTTTAAGAAATTTATCTGTTGAAATATCTCACCAGTAGAGAGTTCACTTTCATGTGAGATAGCTCCATATTCGGCCACTACGTTGGCACGTTCAGCCACGTTAAACAGAAACTGATTTACATTATCGCCGTATTCCTCAATATACTTACGATAGATAGGAAATAGTTTGCACTCTCTGCTCATTACAGGCATTCTATTTGTTCAGTTGAAATAAAAAGTCAAGCCCTCGGCTACAAGACAATCAACCCACGCGTGCCACGTATATAGCGTCAAAGATACAGTTTGCAGATATGGCGTCAAAGTTAACAAATGTAGGCACGTAGAAGGTGTTGTAGGTGGGTGCTACCGATGTCTGTGTAAGAGTCGTAACTGCACCTGTCTTTCGCTTTACTAGGCGAAGAATCTGCTGAGTCTCACCATTGATCTTGAAGTAGAGGGGCTTGTTAAGATCCTCTAACAACCACTGTTGCCCCATCAAAATAGGACCGGGTGTGGTCTGAGCATTGATAGTTATATAGAGTGAGTTGAGGTCCGAGAAAGAACCACAGTCAATAACAGCTCCTGTTCTGCTGTAGGGGACTGTTGAAGCGGCCAAACCGGCCTCTATAGTTCGAGGATCGTACGCAGTTCCACCCGTCAGATAGGTTACGAAACAGGCCGTCTCGGATTTCAGAGGCGATTCGGCATATCCCCTGCTCATTCTACATTCTCTACAAAAGTTCTTACCACCAGCTGCGAGCCTTACGGGTGGCACGGCGGCGGCCACCATTCTTTTTCGTGCCAGACGCACCGAGGTACGAGAGATCACCAAGGACGTGCCGGGTGTTAAACCTCTTTATCTCCTCCAATTTTACGTCATAGTCCTTGATCAGGTGTTTGATCACACGGACCACACTGTCGTGTGTTCGTTTAAGATCTGCCTTGTGCTCGCTGTGCTCGTCGCTTGTAACAAGCTCTAAGAGGGCATCACGAAGGTGTAACATTCCGTTCACGGTGCTCTGAGCATATGAATACTGAATATCGGCATCCTCTACCGCGGTAATACGACCTACGTGTTCCAGCTCTGCTTTAGCCCACTCCATAACAGCGTGACATGTCATATCATATCTAGGCATATCTGTATATAAGGGAAACCGAAAATAGATAGACAGAATGGAGTCAAACTCGGTAATAGTAACAATGTATTTCAATCTGAAAGATCTACCGGATGCTACCACTGGAACGCGATCAACGGAATTCTATCTGAAAGCCGCTCGTGGGACATTAGCACTAGACTCGCCAATGGTGGTATTCTGCGATATTACTACGAGACCGTGGATCCAGAGCCTACGAGACGAACTCATAGGTCCGAATGAGAAGACAATCTATGTAGAGCGGCCGCTAGTTGAATACGATTTTTACAAGATAAACTGGCCGATTGCAAACGATAACTGGATACGGCATAAATGGCCCATTGAAGGACGATGTACAGCGTCGTACTATCTTACATGTATGTTCAAGATTCACGCGTTAAAGATAGCTCAAGAACGATCGGATTTCAAGGCGACTCACTATTTTTGGGTGGATTTTGGTTGCAGTCATGTTGCCTATTCGAAGACGTTTCACGCAGACGCACTCAGAATGCTAGGATCACCGCGATCGAAGGTGACCGTTCAGATGATCCGGTATTGGGATCGCGGGGAGAGGGAGAATCTGTTTGAGAGCGTAAAAGCGGGCACTTGTGGTTTGGCATGTACTGTATTCTCAGTGGAAAAGACCTATATAGCTAGGCTCTATACACTGATGCTGGCAGTCTTCTATGAGTTACTGTTTAAGGGAATAGGGCATACAGATGAACAGGTTATGTCAGTAGCCTATTATCGCGACCCTGAAATGTTTAATCTCTATTACGGAGATTATTACTCTGTCATCTCAAATTACCATCATATTGTACACGATTGGCATAGTGTTATATACTATATTATTGAGCGATCTTCTAAAGATGGTAATTTGATCTTTGCAGATAGGACGGCTAAGGAGCTCGTTGAGAGTGTGAACGGGGATCATACAGATCTTAGTGATAAGGATTTAACACTAATAAAAAGTCTACTACCGTCATTAGAGAAATTTTTACCCGCCCGCGTTAGGGATGCAGGTCACCATTTCGGGTGAGCGTGTACAATATAAGGGTCTCGCCATAAAAGGGTGGAATCTCGACATTCCCGGTATCAGATTTGGTGCTCACCATTTCAGGCGATTCAATAAGGTCTACGCGTACGTTGCCCTCCCTGATCTGGATACGTGGGTGTTTCTAAGGACAGCTGCCATGATTCAGGTTGAGATGCCGCCACATACGAGAAGCGACGAGCCTCACTTCATTCTTGTTCACGATGTGGGCAATACGAAAAAACGGAGCTGGGATCCGCCAAAGGGTCAGGTGGAGTACAAGGAGTTTGAGACTATAAAGCTCCGCCATCGCTCCTCTAAAACGCGGCTTCACGCCCTACTAAGAGAGGGTATTGCTCGTGAAGTGGAAGAGGAGTCTAAAATTAAGATCACCGACGTCAGAGACCTAACCGAATTGGATCTAGTGGTCGGCGGGCACCACGACGATCTGCCCAACCACTTTAACTATCAGTACCATCTTTTTGAGGGCCGCATCACCTATAAGACCTATCTGAAGGCCCAGCAGGCTCTTGAGAAGCTACGCGAGAATCCGGCTCTTACAGTCGATCTGCCGAAGGACGTCCTAGAGAAGGACCGGATCGCTCTCTGGAAACCCAGTGACGGTCTGGGTATGGTTCTAGAGGGCGACCCGCAGAAGATAATACGTCTCTACTGTGCATACAAAGGGCTTAAACTGCAATAATATTGAAGGCTAAAGAGATAATGATAAGCCCTGTTATGGAACATAACAAGGCTGATCCACCCTACAGGTGGCTAAATGGCGGCCCGACCGCCATGGTCTTCGATATTAGAGAGACCGAGGATCCACGCTTCGAACAGTGGATCTGCTCACCTATTCTCAAGGAGACTCAGGAGACAAAGAATCAGATCGACAATATCTATTCACAGGGGATGTGGGATGATTACAAGAAGATCACCAATCCCTACGAATACGTCTTCCTCAGTCTGAATCGACGGATGAGCCGCTCCGTCGCGGTTAAGACGCCGCTCTCTCGCTCCTACTTCAAGATGCTAGAGATGTTGAAGGGAGGTGAACTGATCAATGAGGTCGCCCAGCTGATAGAGCGTGATGGAGGGCTGATTACCTCTCATGCGGCAGAGGGCCCAGGCGGCTTTATCGAAGCGGTCCATGACGTGCTGCCAGGCAGAGTTCTCTTCAGTCAGGGGATGACGCTCCGCTCGACATCGGTCAACATCCCAGGATGGAGAAAGACCACTAATTTCCTTCACCGTCATCCGCAGGTGAAGATCACTTATGGAGCGGACGACACCGGTGATCTGCTCAAGGTCCACAATATTGAGCATTTCGTGCACCAGTTCAATAAGAAAGCCCATTTGTATACGGCGGACGGTGGGTTCGATTTCAGCTCAGATTTCAATGCACAGGAGGAGACGATCCTTCCCCTACTGGTGGCCGAGTTCTACCTTGGTCTGAAGTCGATCCAGCGTGGTGGCGTCATCCTGGTAAAGATCTTCGACACCCTCCTTCGCCCCACCCTGGAGCTGATCTGGATCGTGACCCGTCAGTTCCGTGAGTGGACCATTGTGAAACCGAACACGAGTCGTGGTGGCAATGCCGAGCGATATCTCCTTTGCAAGGGGTTCTTGGGCCTTGATGAACCGACAGAGGCCTTCTTCTGTCAGGCCATGGAGACAGCGAACGAAGGCAGGACAATTGCCTCCTTTCTGCAGACAAAGCCCCCAATCTCATGGATTCAGACAATGCTAACGGTTCAGGAGCAGATCTCACAGCAGGAGACAGCTATTATCCGTCAGACACTGAATCTGATTCAGAAACCGGATAGGGCAACAATCCGCCGCTTCATTGAGCAGAACGTGGAGCGTTCAATTCAATGGTGTGTAGACCACAACGAAGCGGTCAATCGTAGATGGCATGATCCGCTCTGGCGTGAACAGACAATACTGGATGAGATCAATGAGCTTGTAGATACCAGGGCAGTAAATTCGTTCACTTCGGATTGGCGCTCCCCATCTGAGGCTTCACAAACTGATTCACCAGAACAGAGCCGACCGCAACGGAGGCATCATGTTGTGACATTCTCCCGCTCTCGACCTTCTCGATTTGAGAGATCATCAGCCCGAGCACGTCGCGTGGGTAGTCCCGATTCAGAAGGGTGGCAAAGAGTTTAGGAAACTCCAACTGATACTCGGCAAAGCGTGAGGAGACCACGGCAGGTGACTCTGTTAAGAGTGCCTTCTCTACTTCCTCTATCATACGACGGGCCACTACAGACTTTTTTTCAGGTACATGGACCGCAGGTTCAGACACAGGAACCGCAGGTTCAGACACCGCGACCTCGCAACTACATTCGCAGCAGCTCGGTTCGCACGCCTTCGGACCATTACCGCTGACATCAAGAACGCAGGTTACGGGGTTGGCCGACACATCGTACGTACAACAGACGGGCCGCGCTCCAGAGGGATCGAGAATTACCACCTTGTTATTGGAGAGGTCAAATACACAACAGTAGCACCCACTCTTGCCCATCTCGTACTTTATGCACCTGTCGCCTCTCTTAAATAGATTCTCCCTTACAGATAGGAATGCCGAGAACAAGACGCCATCGTGGTGGCGGTCTATTATCAGCTCTGATGCCTGCATCACTAACCCCCTCATTACCAGGTGGTCTCTCTGCCTCACTACCGACCACTGATTGGGGTCGGTGGGAGCCATACGCACCCAGCTATGGATGGGGACCTAATACCTCGGCCCCCGCCCCACTTGCCAATGGTGGGCTCTATACAGACACTCAATCTACGCAGCCCTGGGGGTCGGCTCCATTCCCGGCTACACAGCACGCGTTCGCATTAGAAGCCTCCAAGATCAGTGGTCTACCTGAGGTGGCATACCACCAGAGACCTAACGATAATTACGGTGCGTCGTACTCTCCTCTTGTCGGATCACCGATCTCACCTCTGCACTCCTCCCTATCGGGTCCCGCTGGTCCTATGCGAGGTGGCATGCGAAGCAGACGCAGACGCATGCATCGACGCAGACGGACAGCTCGTCGGTAAAAATCACACCATCAAACAGGGATGCAGACAGGTAACAATTCAACAGTAGACGCAAACGCGGCAGTACCCCCAGAGATCCAATCTGACGATCCGAGACATCTGAAAAATCTCACCGCGAAGATGAACTCTATAAATGCACAGACTGCTAGTGACACAAAATACGATCCAGCCCCACCCCCTAGAGTGGATGCATCAGGTAACCCCGTAAGAGAGTACTTTGCAGACTCAGGGGCCCCTATTGGGCTCACAGAGACCAGGTTATCAGACGAGTACCTCTATGCAGTCGGAGCCGCTGCTGCATCTGTACTCGTAATTATAGCCGTAATTCTGGCAGACCCAGCTCTTTTTAAGAACATCGCAAAGATAGAATACAGTTTTCCCCTGTTGGGTGGTGCCGCTGTTCTTGCGGTTATGACTCTTGTTATTGTACGTGAGGCCATGAAAAGAAACAATTACGTTCGATGGCATCCGAATATGCGTGGTTGATACACCGTCTTGTACTGAATTTAAGAACTCCCTTCGCCGAAGGGAGTTCTTAGATTTTCGTTAGAGCCATATGCTGGCCCAACGTTTTGCGATCAGCGACGCAACGCCTTAAGTGTACGACGCACGGTACGTTGACCGCCAGTCTGACCCAGGGGTACCAGGCACGTTCCCGTAACCGTCATGACCATATACGAGGCCTCATCATTACGACCAACCTCCGAGACATCCGTGTGGAGTCCTATAACCATTACTGTGTTGGGGTAAGTAGTCTGCACCTTGGCGGTAAAAGCAGCCAACGCACGAGCCTGTAATCTATCGACGGCCTCCTGAATGAGCGTATTCTTACCGCCAAATACTGCACCAAAGCCGGCAAAGGCCGAACGCAACATCGATATAGCCTCGACATTGTTCAGAAAAACAGTACCGACCGGGGTGTATTTAGTCGCATCAAACTGCGGTGTTGTCAAGAGAGTGAACGACATCTGAAATTAGGTGATAATTTGTTCAAGGATGGTATTCAATAGTAGAGTGCTGGACATGCAACCGACAACAGCTATGTTACAGATGATCCTCAGATCTTTAGTGGGTTCAAGTCCAGCTAAGCGAATCCAGGGATCCAAAATTGTATCAGAGCTCTTTGTGAGCTGCTGTTCAGCCCGTGTAATTACGCAGCCACGCAGGACGACCTGCTGAAGAATTATCACCACGAAGAAGAGGAAGATAAAGAATCGCAGCGGATGTAATTTCGGTATAGCAAAATAGAGCGAATATAAGAGCATACCACCGACGAAATGAAAGACCATAAGTGCCTGTCCCTTAGCCTTATCGTCGCCGGGGAGCCAGAAGAAAAGCACCCGTGCCAGGGAGACAAAGAGATCAATTAGTGCGTATTTAATGGGCCGCAGTACATTTCGTAATGTATCGACCGGCTCCGGTCTCTCCATTAAGATATTCTATGCTTTAATACGATGAGTTCTGCCGCTGCTAACGTCGTACTGGCATTATGAGCAAACCGGTATAAAGATCAACATAATATCAAAGATATAATGCTTACTAAACATCAGACCGCATCGATCGTAAAGCACCTTCGTGCTGTAGCCGACATACTGGAGAGTAGCACTGCGGTGGCTGCAGGAAGCCAGTCGAATGAAGTAAAGTCAAAGCGTGGGCGTAAGCCAGGGGCAGTCGATGCCGAGCACCGTTGCAAGGGTGTTAGCGGTACCGGTGATCAGTGCAAGAACCGTGCAACGCAAGGGACGTATTGTGGAAAGCATACGACTGCCACTGACTGACTTCGGTAACGTCTTGTACCGAATTTAAGAACTCCCTTCGGAGAAGGGAGTTCTTAAATTCGGTACAATAGTAACCAAGCCTGTCCCAAAGATAAGCACCCGTAGGGGTGCTTAACTTCGGTACTTGGCGGTACTTGGCACTAAAATTTGACACGAGCCCGCTTTGTGAGACAGTAGAACAAAATGTCATCCCGCTCTTTCGTTCGTGCATCGATCGCCGGCATTGTCTATCTGATTGACTCTCAAAAAGGACGGGTCTACACCTATAATCTTGATAATCCGACTTATATTGGTGACCTAGAGCGTATTGAGGGCACTGAACTTGCTACTTCGGAGGGGAACCTTACAGGTGCTCGTCTGAAACTGAGAACGAATTGGAAGAGAATTATGGAACAGAGTCTCTCACCAGAAGCTGCGGCGAGTTGAGCGGCGCGTGCCACGACGGCGACGACCACCGTTCGGGCTGTAAGCCTTCATGGTGTAGGCCATGGCGGCGTTACGGCCGTTGTTGTTGTTGCTAGGCGGATCTCCCTTGCACTTGACATTGCCCTCGTAGTGCCACGCACCAGTGTAGCCCTTGGGGGCAACATTGCAACCACCGCCACGACGACGAGTCTGTCTCCGGGAACGAGTACGGGGCATCCTGTATATTTAACGCAGCGATTTTTACAGATCCGTACGAACGTTGTTCATACTAACGTAGCGTTTATAGAGCAGATATTCATCTGCCGAACTGAACCGATACGGGGATTTAGGGTAGAGAGCGGTCTGTGTGCTGGCCTTCACATAGACACTCGCACCCTTGGCGTTAGAGATCCGTTCATCGTCCGATATCAGACGTCCTGTAGGCAGTGAACAGATGCAATTAATAGGGACCGCCGGTTGTGGCAGTGAGGCAAGGGTACTCAATACAGTCGATGTGTATGGGATAGGCCGATCCGAATAAGGGATTGTAAAATCAGAGACTGTAGGAAACGCCGCTATATGGTCCCGTCGTCCCTGTCTATATGCAATCTTTTCAGCGTCATCTGCAAACTGATACCATATACGATCACTGCCGTTAGCGACACCGCCAGTGGGTACAGTATTAGCCAACCGTAAGAGAATAGCGGAGTTATTGTTTTCAACACGTTCAAATGTCGCCCAATTCTGCTTATTGGCAATATTGTCGCGGTCGGAGATAAATTTAGAACTATTTATGTAGCAAAAACTACTCCTATCGGGAGGCAGGGCCATCACTTACCCTTTGTGGCTTTTTTTTGCCCCACTGCGGACGCACGAGCCATGCCAGCAGCCTGGGCGGCCTCCTTCAGGCGGACCGTCCGCTGGTTGAAGACGTCCTTGGTCTTCGCACCCTTCCCCTTTCCCTTCTCTTGGCGTGTCTTAGGCTGATCCATCTTGACGGGTTCAACTCAGTTCTAGACGTCGAGTCTGATTTCAATTTTTCAATCATGGACTGAAAAATTGAGGGCACCCGTGCAGAACTGGGTCTTAAAAGCGATGTTCTCACCCCTACTGCTCAGAACGCAAAGCAGCAGGGCGAATTCCTGGCATGGCATTTCAACAGAGGCCGACCGCTCACAGACGCCTATCACTACACAGAATACGGTCGGATCCTGGATATGAATGACAGACTTCTGGTGGAATACAGGGGCCGTCTGTTCACTCTACCGGCCCTCTTCCGCAGTATCCTCTACTACATTACTGGCTAACGTCTTGTACCGATTTTAACCATGCCAGTCCCAATGCTAAGCTGGGGGTGCTTAATATTGGGACTTGGCGGTAACGTGGAGCCAACTACAGGGGCTTAAAGCCTCGTCGCTTTTATGCACTAAGGGATGATTTACTCTGCCGAACAGGCTAATATTATAGAACTCTGTAAACAGGGACAGAATGTCATTGTAGATGCTGTTGCCGGTTCTGGTAAGACAACTACTCTTCTAGGGATAGCTGCCGCATCAGATGAGCAGATGTTGGGCGTGCTCTACAATCGCTCTCTGAAGGAGGAGACTAGACTGAAGGTCCAAGCTGCCAATCTCCACGCCTTAGAGATTCACAACTATCACGCCCTGGCTCGTAGATACTACGACAAAGAGTGCTGCAACGATACCGGTCTGTCCAAAATCCTCAACACGAACAAGCCCTTAATCCGTAAGCTCCCATCTTGGAAGCGTATTATTCTGGACGAGGTCCAGGATATGAGCCCTCTCTACTACAGACTGATTATCAAAATCATAGTGGACCTGAACAATCCTGACCTACGTCTGACCGTAATGGGTGATCATCTACAAGCGATCTTCGCCTTTCTGAAGGCCGACTGTAGATTTCTCACCTTGGCTGCTCAGATCTTCAAACCCGTCACGGGTCCATGGATCAAGGCCTCTCTCTCCACGACCTATCGATGCTCCTCTTCTATCTGCAGTTTCATGAACGAGGGGCTGTTGGGTTACAAGCGAATGGTCCCCGTCGACACGAGTCCATCACCACCGGTACACTACGTCTACGGGAGCCCATTCGATGCTCATAAAGTCCTTACCCGTTACATCACTGCCTTCCTTACACCGACTTACGGGTATAAGGCAGAGGATATTTTCGTGTTGGCCCCCTCGGTCGCGTCAAAGGGGAAGACCACGCCGGTCAGTCTACTGGAAAACGCCCTGGTCAGCCGCGGCATCCCTGTCTACGTCTCCAACGAACGAGAGGCCGAACTCTCTACATCGGCCGAGTCACCGATTCACGGCAAACTAGTTATCACCACGTATCACCAGTCGAAGGGTCTAGAACGGGCAGTTGTAATCGTCTATTCCTGCGATGATTCGTACTACGATTATCGGGATGACGACCGTAACCTCCTCTCCTCACCGATGTACGTAGCTATGACCCGTGCCAAAAAATACCTCTTTGTCCTCCATGACAACAAGAAGCCGCCCCTTCGGTTTTTCAAGAAGCCGACCACAGACTGCGTGGTCTATATGGATACGAACGGGACTATTCTGCCAAATCTCCCTGTGGGCAAGACTATATCGACCGTAGTCCCTACCAATGCACGTGTCTTTCTAGCTAGCGAAATAACTAATTATCTGCCTGCCGATACTCTACTGAAAGTCCGTGACTACCTCACAATTCAGACACTGAAGGACCCGTATATGAAGATTCCCCTTATTTCGACGATTCAAACCAGTCTAAACACCTTTGAGACAGTATCGGATCTGAATGGCGTGGCCATCCCTGCTCTCTACGAGTGGCAGCACAAGAAGGTGATGCGTATCACTTCACTACCGACGGATCAAGTGGTGAAAGATGGACCGTCTTTCGTGGGGCGGTACACGGAGCTCCAGCGTACGATCGCCAAGTCGGATCAGGAGCCCAAGATAGATCTGATCCTTGAAGCAGCAAATCTCTTCAATGCTATCTTCTCAGGGTACCATTACAAGGTGGCACAGATCAAGAATTACGAGTGGTTGATCCGAGAGCAGGTGGAACCGTCACTAGCCATCCTAAAAGATGAGCTGGGTCATGACGATGTTCAGTATGAGGTGGAGATGCCAGAGCAGGTCTATGTGGGAGCCGCTATTCGCGGACGTGTGGACGCCTATTCGGAGGCCAAGTCTACACTCTGGGAGATCAAGTGCACGGATACAATGGACATCAGTCATGAGATCCAGACAGCGATCTACGCGTGGATGTTCATGCGAGCCTATCCACGACGATTTCAGTCTGTCTCCTTCATGTTGCTAAACATCCGCACAGGTGAGTCACGGAGACTCCACGCCTCTGCAAACAACCTGAACGAGATGATGGCGTTTCTGATTCAGGAGAAAATGGCCAAATCCACCAAGACAACCGACGAGCAATTTATTGCCGAATTTTCGACAAATAATGAGCCCCCTTCCGTCGCCCCAGTGGAGATCAAAGTAGCCAATATGGTGACACCTGCACCAATGTTTATCGATGACCCCCCGCCCCCACCGACGGTACAGGAGGAGCCCGCTCCTGAGGAGGAGGCTCCGACGCAACGCGTAGTGGTATTTGATCTAGAGACGACGGGTCTACCGCAGACACCCTCGTTTGGCAAGTACTATCCCCCAAGTGAGCTGAGTAGATATAACGCGAGCCGCATTGTACAGTGGAGCTGGTCTCTCCACGAAGCCGATGGCACCCAATTAGAAGAGCAGGATCATATTGTGAAGCACAATACAGCCGAGTACCGGATCCAGAATCAACAGTTTCATGGAATCACCGATGCCATTGCAACGGCCCGCGGCAAGCCCTTTGAGACGATCCTCGAACTCTGGCTAGCGGCCCTCAACCAGGCGGACGTCATTGTGGGACACAATGTAGGGTTCGATCGCCATGTTCTCCTCTCGGAGCTCCATCGCAGAGGCCACCTGACGGTCGCCGCATTGATGGAGACGAAGCAGTGGGTCTGCACGATGGAGCGTGCCAAGGAGCTATGCGGACTGAAAGCCCGTAATAAGCTGAAGCCGCCTAAGCTCTGCGAACTGATGCACGCTCTGGGCGTCACTGAGGAGCCTGGTCGGGCCTTCCACAACTCGAAACACGATGTCTACTACACGGCTAAGTGCTACTTTGCCGAGCAGGTCCTGGTCAACCCCTGTCCCATAATGTACGACGGGAAACACGCAGGAAAAACCTACGAATATATCCTTCAACACGACCGTGCCTATGCCGTTCACAGTCACGCAGTCTGTAATGTTCGCAAGCTATACACATCACCGCTCCGTAAGCTCTCTAACTGGCTCAAACTGAGGGTAGCGACGGATCCAACCCTGGCCGCTGAGGTGAAGGTTCAGGAGGAGGCGATCCGTAATGTGGCTCCAGCGTAGAGTCCGATCGTATAAAAAATTAAGCAACCACTGGTCGCTTAATTTTTCAGAAATTGTGGTTTAAGGTGAACTCTTAGCTACGGCAGCCTTGCGTGTATAGGGCTTACGTGCCACACGCTTCTCCATCCGAACAATCGCCGTCGCCCTATAAGCGCCGGGTGTAGCATACACCATAAAGAGCCGCGTCGGAGGAAGGCCGTCTATCAGTCTGTAGAGATCGCGTTTACCGTGACAGGTCAGGATCTTGTCCTCTGGACCATGGCCTAAACTCTCAGCAAAGACGTGTTGCCAGGGTTTGCAATCGCGTCGCGTGCTGAACTTGGGTACGGCAACATAGTGCCAGGTCCCCTTATTGATAAGAAGACCCAGTAGCTTGGGTGCATCCAGATCGACCTTCTCCTTCCAGTCTGCCTCTGCGGCCTCCTCATAGTGGAGCCCCAGTAGTTCCAGCAGCTCTTTCACGGTGTTCCAGGGAAGATCACCGCGACTAATTCCACTCATCGTACAGCCAATACCCCCTTCGGCAAGATCATCCAGAGTAGCCGCCGTGGCCCCCTCTTTATACTGTTTCAATAGCTTGGCCTTGAGCTGTGCATCAGTTAAGCCGCCGTAGGCGGTCTCTGTTCGTTTCCACGCAGCCAGGTCCCTGTCAAAGTCCTTGGCGTATTTTGCACCGTTTCGGGTGTAGTACTCGTCCCTGAGCGTAGGCTCTGCCGCCAACTGCCGACGGATCCGCCGCATCTCGTCGCTGATATACTCGTCGCGTTGTTGGTCGATCAACCGCATACCGGCATCCTTGCAGAGAGCCCAGCAATTGATCTGCACTGCTGCGTCTTTTGGGTTGGCACCGCGTCGAGCGGCCAGACCGGTCGCCTTATTTATCAGCAGGGGCTTGTTGGTGATCCATACGCATTTCTTCTCCTGAAGAATGTGATTAAGGGCGTGCAGACCGCAGAGGTGAGCCACCTGAGTCTCCTCGTAGTCACTGGGTCTGGCAGCAGCCGCTGCGGGTGCCTTGGGTCCGGCAGTCGCCTTGGGTCCGGCAGTCGCCTTGGGTCCGGCAGTCGCCTTGCGTGTCTTTTTCGCACTCATCTACTGATAAATGCGAAAAAATACAACAGCCGCTGCTCAGAAATCAGCGTCAATGCGGAACGACATCTGCTCCGCCGTCTTGCCCACGCCGGCCAGAGCGTACGAGGAGACGCGCTTCTCGAAGAAGTTGTCCTTCCCCTCGAGTGAGATCCGCTCCATAAAGCTGAAGGGGTTCGCCGTCTCAAACGTCTTAGGGTAGCCCATCTGAACCAGTAGGCGATCCGCCACGAACTCAATGTACTGGCCCATCATCTTGGCGTTCATCCCAATCATGGAGCACGGGATCGCATCGATGATAAACTCCTTCTCGATCTTAACAGCCTCGCGAATCAGCTTGTGAGCCTTTGTCTTGGAGAGGCGATTGACCAAGTGACTGTAGAGCAGACAGGCAAAGTCCGTGTGCAGGCCCTCATCGCGACTGATGAACTCGTTGCTGCTGGTCAGTCCGGGCATCAGGCCGCGCTGCTTGAACCAGAAGATTGAGCAGAAGGCCCCGCTGAAGAAGATCCCCTCCACAGCCGCAAACGCCATCAGACGCGACGCAAAGTCGGCCTCGGCCCCGTTCATCCAGTTCATCGCCCAAGCCGCCTTCTTCTGCACAAACGGCATGGTGCGAATGGAGCGAAGGATCTCCAGTTTCTCGGCCTTGTCCTCAATATACGTGTCGATCAGACGCGAGTAGGTCTCAGAGTGGACGGTCTCATTGGCCATCTGCTCGGTGTAGAACGCCTTGGCCTCAGGCCACTGAACCTCACCGGCGAAGTTAGCGGCCAGGTTCTCGTTGACAATGCCGTCGGATCCGGCAAAGAACCCGATAATCCGTTTGATAAAGTGCTGCTCATTGGCACCCAGCGTCTTCCAGTCTTTTAGATCCTTGGTAAGGTCCACCTCCTCGACGATCCAGCGTACAGCCACCAGATCCTTGTACATCTTAAACACATCGGCGTGCTCAATCGGAAACAGGACAAAGCGATCGGGGTTCTCCACCAGGAGCGGCTCGTCGGCCTTCTTACGACCACGAGGAACTACCGCAACAGTTGGCTTCTCATCCAGCAGACTGATCTTGGGGGTCAGAGCCGAATCGGTGGAGTTAGCTCTGCGACGTCTGACCATCACGGGCGGCTTCACAGATGCAAATACAATAGCAGGCTGGGGGGCTGCGACAACGGTGCTCATTTCGGTATTTTAGCCGGAGAGTTTCTTACGGTCGAATGATACATAACAGCGGCCCTCAAGTTTTTTCTATGTTTACCGGTATTTTTGCCCTCGACCCAGAACCTAAAGGGAGCAACTGTATCAGGCCCTACATGGATGACTGCCGATTCTGTAAGACAGTCCCACTAAAGCAGAATACGATCGTCGCCTGGTGCATCGGATTCCCGGCCCCGCCTAAACCAATATATTTGCGATATAATACTGTCATATTTCCTGAGCTTGACGTCGACACCTTTCGTTTCTCGGTGCGATTCACACCACATGCCCGCCTGACCCTGAACTTAGCCCGTGCCTCCCAATTATTGGCACACGAACAAGCGTGGAACATGTTCGTAAAAGAGCCATCGGTTCCATATGGGGCCTTCTGCGAACAGGATCCAAAAGATCTCTCAACATATAACCTAGATCTACCGCGTGATTGGGACGTTATTATTCTCACAGCGACCGACTATATATTGACAAAGAGGGCGGCACGTATTCTCTTACACTCGGCTACGCAATTCCATGTTCCACTGATGGACTACCTTCAGGCGTTCAATCTACTGAAGGTGGTTAACGCGTATAAACCAGCTGAGCCACATAGTCCCGCTCTTTAGAGGATGAATCTGCAGAACGAATTTGTGGCATGCATCCGAAAAACAGCCGACGGATGGAGTGATTTCGAACAGACCGTTCGCACGCTTCCAAAACACAGAGTCTATTCACTGATCCCTACTGTCGGCACAACCATGGATTCACGGGTCTTTGCTGGAGTACGGAGACCTTCTGAAGAGGCAGCCAGATGGGCTACGTATACTGCTATAATGGCCCTGTTTACGGCATCCACACATGACTGGCTTCTGATCTTGGAGGAGGACAGCTCCATTGACCTGACAAAAATCCCAGAGACCCCTGCCAATGGAGTCACTATCCTGGGTCCAGGTGCAGTTCTTCTGGATCGGATCTCCGCCCGTGCTATTATCCGTAATCTCCGTATGTTCTACGCCCCCCTAAATGTCATGTTACAAGATCTGAAAACACTGCAGGTATTTGATGTTACCATCCTAGATCTCTCTGTGAAAAGACCTACAAACCTCCATGTATATGGGCCGCTTCTCTTGGGTTCTATTGCTGCCGTGACTGTGGGGCTACTGATCTGTCCACCGAATAGCCGCTTCTGGTCCAAGCAGCTCGTTGGTGCGACTGAAGTGCTTGCACCCAAAGAAGCCCTTATAGGCGGAAAGGGGTGACGGATGGGCGGCCTCGAGGACATGATGGGTGCCGGAACCTCTAATGAGTGCTGCTTTACTCTGTGCCGCCTTCCCCCATAGGAGGAAGACGAGACCCTTACGCCGCGTAACAAGCTCCTTGAGAAGAGCATCCGTGACGGCCTCCCAGCCGGCTCCGGCATGTGACGCCGCCGCACCCCCTGCCACAGTCAACACCGTATTCAAGAGCAGCACCCCTTGCTTGAACCACGGTGTAAGGTCACTACTACAGACAGCATGTCCCAGATCTGCAGAGACCTCTTTCATGATATTTTTGAGGCTGGGTGGTGCAGCTACGCCGTCGGCTACAGAGAAGCTGAGCCCCATGGCTTGACCGTCACCATGATAGGGATCTTGTCCTAGTATAACCACTTTGACATCGTCCATGCCGAGACTGAGTGCCTTGAACACGTTCGTATGGTCAGGGTAGACCGCACCCCTGGCTCTCTCTGTAGAGACAAACTCCCGCAGCTTCTCTGTAAGTACCGAATCAAGTACGGGCCGCCAACACTCGTGGACGCAATCGAGCGACCAGGGCACTGTTACGGCAACCACATCAGGCACATGCACTGCTGAAACGGATAGCTGCTTGTAGAAAGCGGCTACACGTGGATGCGTCTTGATCCGACTGACATCCAGGGCGAAGAGGTGTAGCCCCTCTAAGGACCGCACCCGACTGAGGGCCACATAGGCCTGCCCGTATTCGAAGGTGCTCTTACCAATATCCACTATAGCAGAATCGATAGACGCACCCTGTGACTTGTGGATCGTAATAGCCCACGCCACGCGTAGCGGTATCTGTTGAATGCCCACGTGAGGCAACTCGTGGCTCCACCAGACGTAGGGCTCTACCGTCATAGTGCAACTGCGGAATTTTACAATAGGGAAGCCCCTTGCCGAGGCCTCGAATCCGACAATAACTCCGCGTGAGCCGTTCACTAACCCGGACTCGGGTTTCATGTTAACCGTCAACATCACCTGTGCCCCCTTTCGCAGCTCTAGACGCTCCACGAAGGAGGCGTCCTGGCACAATCGGTTCTGTGCATATTCCACGGTGTCACTCGTCTTCAGAGGTGGCATCCCCTCGTGTCCTCCAGCGTACCACCGAGATTCATCAAATACCACAGACTTGACAAAGATCTTGGCCTCCTCGGCAATAGCCTCAAGGTTCTGCATATTGATCGCGTCTACCTGTTGGTTGCGACTGAACAGAAGGGTTGGCTTGATAGCCTCGGACTGCCAGTTCGTATTCATGCGGCCGCGTAGGATCCGCTCGGACGCCTCAGAAAGAGCCCCCATACGAACCTCGCCAAGAATCTGCTGATAGACTGGGTCTTTTTGACGCCAGATCTCAGTCAGGACGCATGCCACGTCGACACTGCTTGACCAGAGATCTGACTCGAATAGAAAGCGCATGTCGCCGCCGAAATCCTTAGAGACTGGTGGTAGCTGACAGAAGTCGCCCACTAGGACCAGCCCCAGGCCGCCAAATCGCTTGTTCGACTTTCGGATACTGCGACCGATTGCATCCAGCCGCTCAAACAGCTCGGGCGTCAACATAGAGACCTCGTCGATCACCAGAACTCGACACGTGGTCCAGCGACGCCGCAACCGATCCTTTTTGCGGATCATCTCAATCGTCTTCTCCAGTGTATCCTTACCGAGCCCGATCCCCGCCCAACTGTGGAGGGTAGAGGCCTTTGCCTCCAAGAGAAGCGCGGCACAACCGGTCATGGCTGTCACCGCAATACCATGGACCTCCTGACTCAGACGCCGTACAATGGTTGATTTGCCGGTTCCACCGGGTCCCGTGAGAAAGAGGTTCTTCCCTTCACGGATCAGTCTCAGGATCTCAGTAACTGAGGGATCTGTAATAATCTGCATTGCACTCCAATCTTCAAAGTAATCTAGCTCAATTTTACTCAACAATGGACCTAAAGCAACGCACGAGTTCGAAAAAGGTCGTGGTCGTCTTATTGGTGAGACCCTTGAGAAACGCGTCGCACTGGATCGTTCCGTCTAGGCCCATGAGTTCGTTTTGAATGAGATATTCGCGTAAAAGCCGACATAGTTCTCTATAGTGGCACAGGTCACCGACCGCAAGATGAGGAATAGCGGTCTCGTTCTTGACTCTGAACGTCTGATGACGAAAAGGTGATAGTCTGAAGGTGAATACAGTCAGGTCTCTAATTACGTGATGGGACTTCTTAGGACTCCCAGATGCGAGTCTACTAGGAAGTTGTTCCATAAAAGCAACCTACTCTCTATAGATAATTTCATCCAGAGTGAAATCGTGTTGCCACCCAGGAGATCGGACTGTGAAATTCGGTGGTCCAGTACCATGCACCATCGGCCACTGTACTACCCGTACAGTCATCGCATCGCATAGCCACCCACCAGTGAGGCGGTAGGATCAGCATGTTCCCTGGCCGTAAGCGGATCTCCAAAAACTTCAACTCCGAGATCCAAGGCGTCTCTTCGGGCAGCATGGTCCAGGGGTTCCGACCGTAGGGGTCTGCGGGTAGATAACGCCCACCCTGTGTGGCCCCCTCATGTGCAAGCCAGATCAACAGGGGCTTTCCGTCAGTTGCCACAAAGCAGGTGGCCTCCGCGGTGGTTTTCTGAAGACCCACAAAGGCGGATTCGACCGGTTTAATCACACCGGCCCGTATGTTCTTGACAGCAAATGAGCCAGGGAGCCAGTATGGAGCTCTGAAGACGTAACCGATGTCAGCCGCAATGTCGGGTAGACCGGCGGTAGCAGCCAGATCCTCCTCGTTCACCACGCGTTGACTATTAGTTGCGGCTGCCGCTAACCACGATGACCAACCCGTGCGACTGCGACTGCCGCCACTCTCCTCCAAAACAACGGGCCAGCCGAATTTAGCCGTACGCTTTACGTTCCAGAGTCGTGTCCACGTCGTGGGAACTCTACGTATAATAAGGGGTGCCTTCTCATTTAACAGAGCCGACCACTTCTCGTCCTCCAGGCCCCAATTCTTCTGTACAATTGTGTATTCGTGTATAGCGGAACGATAGAAGATAACTGAGAAAACGAGCAGTAGCAATACAATAAAGAGTGATTCTAAAAACATCCTCACTGTGAGGGTCCTGTTGTTTGAATCAGCGGTCTCATTTTGCCTAGTTAAACGCCCACAGGCCGGGAACGTACTTTCCGTTTCTGACTTGATGAAAGTGCTCGTCGTGGATCGTCTTCGTCTTGGATTTCAGCGTCTTGCCACGGGGACCCAACGTCTCTATCCGTTTCGTCCCCTTTCCATTTTTCAGGGAGACTGTTGTACGGACTCCAAAGGGCTCACCCTTCGCAGGGTGCGAAGTGAAGGTCTGGTGCGTGCTCTTGTAGACCATGTGAGGGTGGTTGTTGGCACGGACTGTAGCTCGATGCTTACGGCTCCCCCCGTGATAGCAATTCTTGTAGGGTCGGCAAGAGGCCTTCTCCGTGAACCCCATTGTCTTGCACGTCTTACTCATACAATGTGCCTTACTGAACCTTCGCGGGAACGTCCACTTCTTGGCCGGCTGCATTCTCTAATCTACAGATCTTTTTAGGATTTTCGGGAAGAAGCTGGCCGTAGAGCATAAAATGGGCCAGATTGAGAAGGTCGAAGCGGTTCACAAGTAGGAGAAGCGAGATACCTGCCGAAAAAGCGATTATGGGGAGTGCATGCCCGTACTCAAAGGTAGATCGAAGGGGGTTATAGAAGTAGATCAGAAACGCAGCAGTGACAATTATCCGTGTGGTAGAAATTAGAGGTATGTATCTCTCACCCTGGAATTTGGTAGAGATGTAATAGGCGTACGCGTATGTCAGAATCAGAACAACAGTCAGCGTAGTTAGAATCAGCACGTACGAATCTTGGCTACCAAACCTGATATTCAGCTTCATCCCTACTAGTAGGACATAAAAAGCCCTTCTCATACAACTGTAATGGAGAGCGTTGAGCTCACCTTTCCTTTGAAACGACTGACCTTAAACGCACAGCAGGCAGCAATTGTCCATTACGAACCCTGCACCAACATCCGAATTCTTGCGTCTGCAGGTTCGGGTAAGACCACCACGGTCACAGCCCGTATTGCCTACCTCATAAAAGAGCACAACATACGCGAGGATGCTATATTCTTGACTACCTTCAGTCGCAACGCCAGCGATACTATGAAGGAGCGAATAGAGGCACTAATTGGACCTACGCGAGTCTATGCTGGGACCTTTCACGCACTGGCAAACCGCATACTACGTGAGAATGAGCCATCCTTGTTGAAAGATCTCTACCACGTGGACGAATTACCTCATAAATTCCTCGAATTTCTACTGTCGGAGAAGGGTCGAGCCTGGGTTGGTAAATTACACTTCCTTATAATTGACGAATTTCAGGACATTAATGATGTTCAGTATGAGATTATTCGTCGCTTACATCATCGCACTGCCTACCTGACTATAGTTGGAGACGACGCTCAGAATATCTATACGTGGCGTGGGTCCTGTGTGGACTATATTCTGGACTTCCACCGCCAGGTCTGGAATGTCAAGGACTTCCAATTATCCATAAATTATCGATCCACGGAGGCAATTGTGGCCGTGGCCAACTCAATTATGCGGCGAATTCCCACCCTACCGCACAAGGAGCGTATGACTGCGACAGCACTAGGCGGCGAGAAGCCAGAGGTCCGCTACTTCTACAGGTCGGCCGACGAGCGGCTCTACATCCATCAACGGATCCTAGAGCTCAGACAAGCAGATCCAAACGCAACAATTGCCGTTCTCTCCAAGTTCAATTCGGTCCTCTTCTCTTACGAGGAGACCTTCATCAAGGAGGGTCTTCCTGTCTCCCTCTTACGCAATGGTAACGAAGACGTTCATACGCCACAGGTCTACCTCTCCACTCTTCACGCAGCCAAGGGTCTAGAGTGGGACCATGTCTTCTTTGTGCGACTGAACGACGAGAGCTTCCCTCAGAAGAAGGACGAGGACTCCATCATGCAGGAACGCCGTCTCTTCTACGTGGGTGTTACACGTGCCCGCAAGACCTTAACTCTCTCGTATTCCAAGGGCGAGCACAGCTTGAGTCGCTTTGTCCGCGAGATCCACAGGCCGCTCTTGACCTGGTTCTCGGCCACCCAGTACCGCCTGAGTAGCAGCGAATTTGAGGGTAAATCCCGCTCTATTCGTACAGCTATCGACGGACTCCAGGGTGAGGACTTTCGCCAATTGAAGGCGAACCCAACAACTCTTCCCCAATGGCTCAACAGCCCGGCTCAGAGAGAGCTAATTCTCAAGCCGATTCCGCTCTTCCGCTTGGGTGACGGATGGAGACTGCCCGACTGGGTCAACAGACGCGATCTTCGGTCGGAGTGGGAGCAGTTTATTCGTGCCTACATCTTACGACAGATCGGTGTGCAGCGTCCGGAATCCGGTGGTCATGCTGATCCCGCTGCATCGGATGTGGTCTGGACTATTAAGATCTCGATGGAGGATTCGCTCTTCTTCGACGAGAACCAACCAATTATTGAGCGAATTATCCGGTATCTGTTCCCCCTGGCAGGCGACCCCCTTCACACGCCCCCTCAGATCACCTATACCGATATCATAGAGGCTCTTCAGAGTCTCTACCCGAGCCACAAGTTCGATCATCAGTCAATTATCCACATTGTCCAGATTATACACAAGATCAGGACCACCCTCTACAACCTCCGTTTTGTCAACTACAGAATGGACCTTCTCAGATTTGCATCTATCCCTTATTCGCCGCCCCAAGAGCACCGATGCGACCTGATCCGTGCATGGTACAAGACAAACACTCTGTCAACCCCTGCAAACACTATTCTATCTGAGCTCTTCCTGATGGGTGGGACCTATATTGTAAGACAGGGTCGCAACGCCCTCTTCTACCGCCAGCCCACTCCTGCAGAATTCGCCGAGGTACAGGAATTTCTACAAGCCCTGGAGGATCAGATTATTACACCGTGGTGTAAGACCAACAAGGATATCGTCGCTAGACCCCAATACGAAGATGAGCAACTGACGGCCCAGGCCGATCTGATAATGGACAACACCATGGTCCAGATTCAGTCAGGTAATTCATCTGCTGACATGAAACGGCTAGAACTCCTAGTGGAGCTCTTCGAGACGGCTCATCTGATGCGTCAAAAGGGCCACACGATCCACAAGGTCGTCCTGTTCCAGCCCTTGTCAGGCCTCTGGCTAGAGATGGATATTGCTGAGTGGAACGGCCGCGAATTAGATAGATACATTAGAGAGAGAATTCAATAGAATGTCAAAACAAGGCGACCCCGAGAGAGATCTGTTGAATATAAAGACCCTCTTCAAAAAAAGCATAGGGCCAATAGTCCCTATAATCTCCAAACAGGAGCGATTCAACCAGTGTCTGACTGATATGAAAGGGATTCTCAATAAAGCAGGTGTACCATTTTTCCTGATATGCGGTACGTTATTGGGTGCTTATCGCGAAGGGAAGTTTATAGAATATGACGGCGATATCGATATAGGGATATTGAGATCAAATTATACATCGGAAATTAAAGCAGAGATACTAAAGAGCCGTCTATTCAGAGTAGGAGTGCAGGGCGACCCCAATAGATCTCTAGAGTATAAAAATTACCATGTAAATGGTGTGTGTATAGATATATTTTTTTTCTACAATATGGATCTTCCTTATAAATACTATCATGCACTGTTCGCGGGACTCTGCGATAAGAAACCAGGTGGGTTCTGCAAGCGTGTCCATCATATGAGAGGATTTATACCGACTAGTTTTATGGGAAACAACTATCTGATTCCCGCTAATACTGAAGAGGTTCTTGTGGAGAGCTATGGTGCTGACTGGCGTATACCGAAGAGGATGACATACACAGAAGGCTTAAACGGTGGATTTACCAATATAGAATAATGATCCATTACGCAAATATGGTAGCCGATCTCTTTCATTACGGACATGTAGACTATATAAAGCAGATCGCCAGCAAAAAGCAGCCAGGCGATCTTGTCTACATAGGAATCCACAGTGATGAGACAACTAAGGCCTATAAGCGAACACCGGTGATGTCAATGGAGGCCAGAATCAGGGTAGTCGAGGCCTGTCGGTACGTTGACAGGGTAATACCCAATTCGCCACTCACAATCACGAAAGACTATATAGATCAGCATAAGATAGACTATATCTATATACCCGATAACAGAACAACAGCGGAAAGTGCCATATGGTACTCCTATCCCATGGATCAAGGTATAATCAGAGTACTAGAGTATACATCCAGTGTCTCTACAACGGATATTATCAAGAAAATCCGATCAGATCCGTGCCTGTCTTAAATTATCATGTTTAGATAGAAACCATCATGCCGTTTGTGAAAAGTGCCAGGTACAATCTCTGGGGTCAGCATGCGGTTGAAGAGGTCAATGGCAAATTCTACAAGTTTACCTCTTCAGAGAGTGGTAAGACCGTCTATATCCCGGAGACCGATATTGCCGAATATGTTGAGGGATTCTCCGTTGGTGGAAGACGTAGATCAACACGGAGGAGTCGTCACCGCCGCCGCTCTACCAGGCGTAATTGACATCTATAAATTACCGCCAAGTCATAAGCACTCCCAGCTTATCTTTGGGGTCTGGCTTGCTTTGTGTATCGCAAATCTAAGAACTCCTTCTTCGAAGGGAGTTCTTAAATTCGGTACAAGACGTTACAGCGACTACCTGGCTGTAGGTTATGGTCTATTTTTAATGAAAAAGTGAGTTTATATAGCCTAATAAAACGGCAGCCAGTATAGAATGAAACTGTTCTCGCTAGGTCTGATTCTGTTAGCAACGTTCAGCGTTGCTGACAGAACTATACAAGAAGTGACAGGACCCCCGCTCAGTAAGAGACAAGACCGCCTTCTACTCGATGGTGCAGTGATTCCCACAACAAGTTCTACTTCGAGCAAGACGTCGACTCGATCGTCGCTTCACTCGTTCTCTCCGATCGGTACAGGACAGATAACGCCGACCACCACCTCAACTAAGACCGTAACCGCCTCAATGACCTCTACACGGTCCACAGGCACGTCAAAGACCTCCTCTTCGTCACCCCTAACCACGACAACGGCACGGAGCTCATCGACTATGACAGGTAGCCCCACAACAACTAAGACAGCCATCTTGTCCAAGACTACGACGGGTTCTATCTCGTCTTCTAAGACATCGACATCGTGCCCTACATCGACCCAGTCTCCCGCTAAATCACGAACTCAGACGGCCTCCGCGTCCCCCACACGATCCATGCATGGTTCAAAGACCTCTTCGTCTTCGGCCTCTGTCTCCAGTTCTATTAAACCCACCGTTACGATACATAGTACCCATACAGCTACAGTCTCTATTGCCAGTTCTAAGACAGGAACGGCATCACCGAGTGGCAGCAGAACAGTGACAAGCACAAAGACCATGTCTGGCTCGCCTACCACAACAGCCTCTCCAGCGGTGTCTAAGACTATGACTAATACACCGCAAACTACTAAAACTGCGTCGACGTCGCCGACATACACCAGGAGTCTTCCTGGCAGCAAGACAACGACTGCGTCAGTCACCACTTCCGCCTCAATTAAGATCACTGCAACACCGGTCGTATCACGTACAGGTTCGGGTTCGACCGTCTCTACTAAGACTCTATCTGCGTCGGCAACATCAAGTGTGTCTACACGTGCCGTACCTAGTTCTGTATCAACAAAGACGAATATGGCATCAAGCACGGTCTCGACAATATCCAGTCTCAGCAATACTGTATCAACTGCTACTACACAATCGGTCTCTCCGACAGTTGTACCGAGCGTGACTTCACAACTCACCAGTACAGTATCAATTACGGCTAGTGCAGGTACATCAAAAACTGCCCAGCAGTCACCCACTCAGACGGGTTCATCGAGTCGGTCTAAGACCACCTCTACCTCGGCGACGTACACACCGAGCCCGTCGAGTTCAAAGACGTCAACCACCTCTGTTTCAGGTACACTGACAACACGCACATCCGTGACGCCTCTAATAACACAAACAGTGAGTCGCTCTGCCCAAGTCTCAAAGACCTCTACAGGCTCGGTCTCTTCATCACGGTCACCGTTACAGACTAAGAGCACTACAGCCACTGTTTCGGCTAGTGCAGTTGCTACAGGTACCACCAGTCAGACCACCTTCCCCACGGGTGTGACGAAGACTGTTACTACTACGTACACCCTATCAGCAAAGCATACTGTTACTACGTCATCAAGCCCTTCGACCGCTCCAACGATCACCTTCTCGGATACGGGATCGGTCTCTGTCACTGGTAGCCTGTCGCAGACCCCAAGTCTCTCCCCTTCGGCAGAGCCTACACCAACGGCTACTGGCACAATATCGGAATCGCCCAGCTCCTCTGTTTCGGGGTCAACGCAGTCTAGCCCCTCTACTGTGATGTCGTGGAGTCCATGGTCCACAAATACAGGTAAGATCTCCCAAACTACCACCGCTTCAACGACAGACTCTAAGACAGTCACGGCATCGGGCTCGTCGAGTAATACTGCCAGACGATCGACTACACCAACAGCCTCTGTCACATTTACGGCTAGCACGACAAACTCCAGGACGCCAAGTGCAAGTACGACTGGTTCCAAAACACCATCACTCTCGGGTTCCACAAGTCCCACTATGATCAGCTCAAAAACGCCGTCTCTATCGGGTTCCACAAGTGCGACTGTGATCAGATCTAACACTCCATCACTCTCCTTCTCACAGACAGTCTCACCGTCTCTGTCAGGGTCACCGTCGCAGTCGACTAGCTCGAGTAACGCACCGTCCCAATCCTATATTGCCTCTACCACAGGATGGAGCTCTGAGAGTCCTACAAATAGTGCAAGCAGCTCACCCATTCATTCGGTAACGCCATGGAACTCAGATAGTCCGGCAGTGACACCGAGTGGTTCACCCACTCATTCGGTAACGCCGTGGAGCTCAGACAGTCCAGCAGTGACACCAAGCGGTTCACCCAGTCATTCGGTAACGCCATGGAGCTCAGATAGTCCAGCAGTGACGCTATCGGTCATGGGTAGTATGACTTTGCTCTCTTCAACCAGTGGTTCACCATCACCTTCAGTTTCATCTGAAATAACAGTAACTACAGTTGCATCGTATACACCCAGCCCGGTATTAAGTATGACCGCAACAGCCGGAGCTACAGTGAGTTATGTGGATTCAGCCAGTTTCATGGCGTCACCTAGCCCCATGGCCTCGCCTAGCCCCATGGCCTCGCCTAGCCCCATGGCCTCGCCTAGCCCCATGGCCTCGCCTAGCCCCATGGCCTCGCCTAGCCCCATTGCCTCGCCTAGCCCCATGGCGTCAGATACTCCTCTATCATCGTCGAGCTCCCTAGTATCAGACACGCCAATAGGATCACCTACCGGTAATTCCGTATTAACTTCAAGTGCTTCCTATAGTGTTATCGGATCGTTCTCTACCAGTATATATTCAACACAAAGTGTCTCGGTATTCGCGACTGTATCACCACTCGGCAGTAACGGAGCCTCGCCAAGTACAAATAGCACAGTCTCGCCATTGCCGAGTTCCTCAGGGACCACACGCAATAGTCTGAGTAATTCAGCCTCTCTCTCTGCAAGTCCGAGTATCACTGCATCGCTGCGACCTACACTGACGACCGCGACAAGCGTTTCGGCAAGTACTTCCGCATCGTCTTCTCGAACCCCTACCAGTTCATCGACACCGTCAGTTACAGCCTCTATCACTCCAAGTGTTTCACCTACAGTCAGCCCGTCTAATTCAGGAACATCCTCTGTGACGCCATCTGCAACATCGTCGGTGACACCGTCGGTAACACCGTCTAATTCCGGAACATCCTCTAAGTCAGGGACTCCATCGGTAACACCGTCAACCTCTGGTACCCCATCTGTGACACCGTCCACTTCCGGTACACCCTCTAAATCAGGAACTCCATCAGTGACACCGTCAACCTCTGGTACATCTTCTAACTCAGCCACACCATCGGTAACACCGTCCACCTCCGCAACTCCCTCAGTAACACCGTCGAGTTCCGGTACACCCTCTAAATCAGGAACTCCATCAGTGACACCGTCAACCTCTGGTACACCCTCTAAATCAGGAACTCCATCAGTGACACCGTCCACTTCCGGTACACCCTCTAAATCAGGAACTCCATCAGTGACACCGTCGACTTCAGGTACGCCCTCCAAATCGGGAACACCCTCAGTGACACCGTCGACTTCAGGTACGCCCTCCAAATCGGGAACACCCTCAGTTACACCATCTATTTCCGGTACATCTTCAAAATCAGGGACACCATCGGTAACACCGAGCATATCACCAACTCTCTCTGGGACCACAACTTCCAGTACTACAGGGACACCAAGTTCGAGTGCAACGTTCGGTACCACGCCATCACAGACACCCAGTATGTCAGCGTCGGTCTCCCCAACACGATCAGGTACTGTATCAGGTACGCCATCGGTTACACCGTCAACCTCTGGCACCCCTTCCAAATCAGGAACACCGTCGGTCTCAGGAACACCCTCCAAATCAGGTACACCATCGGTCACACCCTCCAAATCAGGTACACCATCTGGCACACCGTCAGTGACGCCAAGTAATTCCCCCTCTGGCACTCCTTCCAAATCGGGTACACCGTCGGTCTCAGGAACACCGTCATTCACAGGTACACCATCGGTCACACCCTCCAAATCAGGTACACCATCTGGCACACCCTCAAAAACGGGTACACCATCTGGCACACCGTCAGTGACGCCAAGTAATTCCCCCTCTGGCACTCCTTCCAAATCGGGTACACCATCAGTCTCAGGAACACCGTCATTCACAGGTACACCATCAGTCACACCCTCAAAAACGAGTACACCATCTGGCACACCGTCAGTGACGCCAAGTAATTCTCCTTCTGGTACCCCTTCTAAATCAGGTACACCGTCGGTCTCAGGAACACCATCCAAATCAGGCACGCCATCGGTCACACCGTCCAAATCAGGCACGCCATCGGTCACACCGTCGGTGACGCCAAGTAATTCTCCCTCTGGTACTCCTTCGAAATCAGGGACACCAACAAAGTCGGGCACGGCTACACGTACACGCTCGTAGTGTAACGGACCTATTTGACAAAATTTAAGTGCATTGAATGCACTTAATTTTAGTACTAACAACTAGCAGAGATGCCCGAGGTGATAGAGGTCCTCAAATATGCCGATTTTATCAGAAGCAAACTGAAGGGTAAGAGTGTCATAGAGATCAATATTAAGAGCGGTCGCTATCATCATCACGCCCCATTTGAGGGCTACGCTGCCCTGACAGAGGCCCTTCCTCTGAAAGTCAGAGAGGTCCAGACAAAGGGAAAATTCCTCTACATTGAATTCGAACAGAGCCACTGGCTCCTCTCGACCCTGGGTCTGAGTGGGGGCTGGACCTGGTGCCCTCATAATAAAACAACACACGAGTTTCCCAAAATAGTGGAGCATCTGGACACGGCGGCATACGAGGCCAAGGTGCTGAAACACCTGAACGTGGAGCTGAAAACAGCAGCAGGGTCCCTCTTTTTCTACGACGTCCTCTCCTTCGGTACACTGAAGGCCATAGAAAACGAGGCCACCTTGGCCAAACGTCTTGCAACAATCGGCCCCGATATGAGCACTATTACGCTACCCGAATTCAAGGAACGCATGGCCAAGGCCACGCAATCAAAGACCGTGGGCACGGTCTTGATGGACCAGCATCTCATCTCAGGTATAGGAAACTACCTGAGAGCAGATCTCTTGTGGCTCTGTAAGATCTCGCCATTTAGGAAGATGTCGACCATCACAGCTGACGATCTTAAACGCCTCTGGTCCGCCACTCGATTCCTGATCTGGGCCAAGTACGACTACAAGAAGGGACTCAGAACGCATGCGATCCCCCACGATCACCCCAAACGGCCTGAGGACTACGACCGCGAATTCTATGTCTATATGCAGACTAAGGACCCACAGGGCCACCCCGTCAAGAGGGAGGAGTTGTCGGTGGGTTCGCAGAAGCGAACCATCCACTGGGTGCCCACCGTTCAGAAGTAGGGTCAGAAACGTGCGTCCACGCCAGGAGCAAAGCTGAACCGGACTGTGAAGAGTCCCCCATTGGCCGCCACACTGAACGTCATCTTGCTCAGCTCGGTCTCTTGAACGTAGGACTGGTTGTCGATCATGTAGACGGTCGGCTCATCGATACGGTCAAGATGAATCTGGATACCGAAGGAAATGAAGTACCTCTGCAGAAGAGCCACGTGTTCCAAATCAATATCTGCAATATTGATTCGGTCCCCATACCACTTCTTCATTCCGCACGTCATGATGAGCAGCAGAACCTCAAAAAATTCAGAAGGTTCGTTTACATCAATGTCGAGATTCAGCGATCCCTTGGGTTTAGGATCCGTACTGAAAAGACTGGCTGCAAACTCTTCCACCGTGGACATCTTAGATCTATCAGCTCGTGGGCCTTTATGCGGATGCAGAAAAAGTAAAAAATTGAAGAGGCCCACCCCATTAAAACCAATGCAAGAACGCAAGACAAGAAGATGTCCAACGCAAAGAGTTTCAAGATCTCAACGGCAGGTGCGGCGACCTTCGTAAGCAGTGACAGCATGGAGCCGCTGGAGACCCTCGTGATCGCCATCCTGGACGGCAGCGGCTCTATGGGCGAGCCCAGTGCCCGCCCTGGCGGTGCCGCCGCCGCCGAGTCCACGCTGTTCAATCGCATGGACATCGTGAAGCACGCGACGAACACGGTGGCCGCAGTGGCCGGCTCGTGCCCTAACGCCAGCCTGGCCCTGATCCGCTTCTCGGACGCGGCTGACACGGTTCTGCCGATCACGCAGATGAACGCGGCGGGGGTCACCAAGGCCCAGCACGCGGTCAACTACCTCGAGCCGGGCGGCGGCACGAATATCTGGGCGGGCCTCGGCAAGGCCCTGGACCTGGCGGAGAGCTTCGCCAAGAGCAAGCCCGAGGCAAACATCCACATCATCCTGCTCACGGATGGCGAGCCGACGCCCGACTACCTGCCTATGGGCGGTATTCAGGCGGCCCTGTCCCGCCGCCTGGGCACGATGACGGCGAAGCCGGTTATCAGCAGTTTCGGCTTCGGGTTCAACCTGGACAGCAAGCTGCTGGAGACGATCTGCGTCGCCGGCAACGGCACGTACGGCTACATCCCTGACTGCTCTATGGCCGGCACTGTGTTCATCAACTACTGTGCCGCAGCCTTCACGACGGTCGCCACGAACGTCAGCGTGAACGGCCAGTACGTGGGCAATATCCTGGCCGGCAGCAAGCGGACGCTCTACGCAGCCAGTCCCGTCGGCTCCACTGCGGCCATCACCTACGGCAACAGCGTCGCCGCGGCCGCTACGGTCTCGGCGGCATCCGAGAACGACGGTGACAACGCGAAGGTCGTGGCTCGTCTCCGTGCGGACCTTGCCGCCGCCAGCCACAGCTCCCGCATGGCCGCGAACGACTTCACGGGCCTGCGTGCTCTGAAGGCCTGGATCGGCGACCCGGACGGCGGCTTCCGCACGGCCATCATGGCCGACCTGGAGCACCCCTCTGACGACAAGGGGCAGCTGACGCGTGCAATCAGCCGCGAGGACTGGTTCAACAGCTGGGGTCTGAATCACCTGCTGAGCTACAGTCGCGGCCTGGCCAGTGAGCAGTGCGTTAACTTCAAGGAGGCGGCCCTGCAGTTCTACGCTGCACCGGCATTCGCGGCCGTCCGCGATAGGGGCAACGATCTCTTCGATCGCCTTCCCATGCCGAAGGCAAGCCTGGTCCACCGTGCCGATCCGGTTCTCCAGGCCGCGGTCCGCACGGGCACGGTCAACATGGCCACCCTGAACAACGCTGCGGGCGGCTGCTTCACGGGTGACAGTCTGATCGAGATGGTGGGTGGCTCTGTTCCCGTCAACACGGTGAAGGCCGGCGACCGACTCGCGAGTGGCGACAAGGTCCGCTGTGTCGTCCGCACGGTTCTCGAGCCAAGCGACGGCGTCAAGATGCTGGAGCTGTCGACGGGTCTGACCATCACGGCCTGGCACCCCGTCCGCACCGACTCGACGTCGTCGTGGCTCTTCCCCGCGGACCTGACGCAGATCAACCGCGCCTGGCTTCACCACGAGCCCGTCAGCATGTACTACACCTTCGTGATGGAGTCTGGGCACGTGATGCGGATCGGCGGCTATGACGTGATCGGCCTGGGCCACCACTTCACGGGTCCCGTAATCGGCCACGCGTTCTTCGGTACCGACGCCGTCATCGACTTCCTGAAGACGTACGAGGGCTGGTCGGAGGGCACGGTGACGCTGAAGCTGAGCGACTGGCCCAAGGTTTAGCCGGGCCCAAGGTCTAGCCGGGCCCAGGGCCCAAGGTCGCAGGGTCTCTTAAATAACATTAAAAAATTGAAAACACGACACCCGGGTTTTTGCGTGTAAGAAAGCAACAATGACAAGAATCATTGACGCCATGCTCCTGATCGCAAACGTGCTCGCACTCAGCAATTGGCCCGCCGCCGATCCGCACCCCAGCCGCACGGGCCGCCTTACCGTGATGCCCACGCCGCTTCCTGAGCCGCCGTCTCTGGCGTTGACTCGCGACCATTACTACACCATGCAGATCTGGCCCCTACCTGAGCCGCGCACCCGCGTGGTCGGCTGGTTCGATCCCTCCCCAGGTACGCGGTGGATCGCCCCCCCAGAGCTCCAGACGTGGAATCCCTACCTTCGCGGCGACCCGGACGAGCTGGTGGACTTCTACGAGGGCTACTCGGCCGAGGACGCTCTGCGTCGCCGGTGGACACCGACCGTGCCCAACTGTGACTGCCGCGTGAAGCGCCGTGACACGCCGATGTGGCGGGCCGCAGAGCTCCTCTCGGTGGAGCTCCCTGATCGCGACAGCTCAGAAGAGTCCTGGCTAAAAGACGCTCGCTGGGTCGATTTCGCCGAACGCGGCCGCTCAATGGGGATGGACATCCCCCTTGATGACCCACGTGTCATTACACCGCCGGATCCGCGGTGGCAGGATGTTCCCAGGTCAATCGACAACCGCGTCCTCCGTCATCAGCTCTACCACGTCAGTCGTTACCCGCTGGACTACTCGAGTTACGACGGTAGGGCCTGGCCCCCAGAGACGGGTGGCAGGATGAAGGGCGGAGCACCGCGCCCCGTCATCTGGACGCGGCCCTGACCCCTCGTCGTCATCGTGGTCGTGGCCGCCGCCGCCAGGCGTCGCGTAGATCAACTCTGGGCATTTTCCAGTAAGGTGCTCATGTTCACCGCAGATGCGACAAGGACAAGCGTACTCCATATTATGCAGTACGCTTAACATCTAAACCAACCCTCAAATTTACACAAAACACAAGACCTTTTTTCTGCCTCACACCATGGTGGCCTCGACTAGACCGGCCTTCACGCCGGCAGGAAGGACATTGAAATCACCAAGAAGCAGTGCAATCACCCGCTCATTGGCCTCACCGGTGTGCCATCCCTCGCGCCAGGTAAACCGTCCCTCTGTGCAACCGTCGCCGCGATCCGTAAAGGTAGATCTGAACTTACCGGAAAGATAGACGTGGTAGTAGTGTTCTTCTTCAGATTTTTGATAAATCGTTTCTTCTCCTCCTCAGTCAGAGTCCCATTCGGGCCCGTATAGTGAACAACTATCAAGAGATTTTCGGGAACCTTCGCGGTTTTACGTGGCGGCATTCTACCAAGGAATGGGATTAATCGGCAAAGACCCGTTCCGCCATACCGTTCTGAAACCGCATCCAGTTGTGCGAAACCACGTAGACCTCGACCTCCCATTCCGTATTATCAACCCCGCTGGGCGGCAGCACAGTCAGATCCAGACGCATCGTCGCTCGGCTAGCATTCATAGAGCCCGTAGGACCGAACCGTTCAGGATAGTCGGCAAAGCTGTAAGCGTAGATATACGAGCCAAACATACCGATGCCACCACTGTGCTGTAAAGACCCCCGTGACCGCCACCAACGCTCCTCCTTATCTGCCCAGACCACTGCCCCAACACGGAGAACGGCCTTTGTCAGCAGTGGTCGTTGCGGCTTGAACACGGGATCCATTTCGCCTTCCAAATAGGCCCCGTAGTTCGTCCGCGACTTGTACGCAGCCTTACGGCGTAGGAACCAGATTATTTCGCGTACAGGGCCGTTGGCCGCTTCCAGCGGCAGCGACACAGTGATCGTGTCTGCGGCCCCCACATTGACCACATATTTGAGCGGCTCGGAGAAACTGATGTTGATCACCGGCTCGATCAGGGCTTGATGTGGTCGCTGTATGTAGGCATCACGCAGATCACCGTCAATGTGTGTGAAATTACAGAGAATAGTCGCCTCCGCCAATTGTGGTGCAGCCACGCCCACGTCCACCTGCTCCAGTAGGTCGATCTCTGTATCGCGATTGATCAGATAGATGGTCTGCCCCAGGGGTGATTCGTCGCATGCATGTGGCCCCACCACGAGTCGCACCAC